ATGTGGCTCGACTCACTGAAGGCGGCGGGCTACTCCCCCAACACGCTCAACACACGGCGCTGCCAGATGAGCGCGCTGTCGCGGGCGCTCGAAGGCGATCCGAGGGACGTGGAGGGCGACGACCTGCTCGCCCACTTCGCCGGCAAGGAATGGAAGCCGGAGACGCGCAAGGGCGCGAAGAACGCCTGCGTCAGCTATTTCCGATGGCTCCGTGTCAGCGGTCGCGCCGACAGCGACCCGAGCGAGTTCCTGCCGACCGTCAAGCGACCAGAGCCGCATCCCCGCCCGTGCCCCGATGTGGTCATCCTCGCCGCCCTGAGCAAGGCCACGGAAGGCGAACGGCTCATGCTTCGGCTGGGCGCGGAGTGTGGGTTGCGGCGTTTCGAGATCGCGAAGGTGCACAGCCGCGACGTCATGCGCGACCTCGTGGGCTGGAGCCTCGCGGTCGTGGGCAAGGGCGACAAGCAGCGCATCGTGCCGATCGGCGACGACCTCGCCCTGCTGATCCGGTCCGCCCACGGCTACTGTTTCCCAGGACGGTGGAGCGGGCACGTCGAGTCGAGCTACATCGGCCGGCACCTGAGCGACCTGCTTGGCGACGGATGGACGGCCCACAGCCTGCGCCACAGGTACGCGACCACGACCTACGCCGCCACGCACGACCTGCTGCTCGTCTCCAAGCTCTTGGGACACGCATCGGTCGAGACCACGCAGCGCTATATCGCCATGCCCGACGAACGGCTGCGCGCCGCCGTCGCGGCCACACGCCTCGCCGCGTGATGTTGTATTGATGTCATATTGATGTATAATAGATGTTATTAGGAGGTTTGATGGAGTTTGAATACGATCCGGCGAAGAGCGCGAAGAACCTCGCCAAGCACGGCATCGACTTCGAGGCGGCCCAGCGCATGTGGGACAACTCGAAGACGGTTACGCTGACCGCTCCGAACCCCGGAAACGACGACGTGCGTTACATCGTGCTCGGCATGATCGACGGCAAGCACTGGACGGCGATCACGACCAAGCGCGGCAAGCGCATACGCATCATATCCGTGCGCCGATCACGCAAGAACGAGGAGGCATACTATGACAGCCAAGAATGAGGTTAACGCCAAGGCGATCACCAGCGACCAGCTTGAGAAGATGTTCGACAACGGCGACGACATCCTCGACTACGTCGATCTCGACAATCCCGTGGTCGAGCATCATCCCCCGCTGGAGAAGCGGATCACGCTGACGATGCCCGCGTGGATGGTCAGCGAACTGGACGAGGAAGCCGCCGATCTGGCGATCAGCCGCAACGCCGTCGTCAACACATGGATCGCCGACCGGCTGCGCACCATGCGACGCCGCGAGGTCGTCCACGCCTGACACATATACGACGAAAAGCCCCCGAACCATACCGTGAGTGCGGTAGGTTCGGGGGCTTCTTGTTATTCGGCCTTGGATGCCTTGGCCTTGAGGGTGCTTGCGCCGATGACGACGCCGATGGTCAGGGCGACGGCGTTGATGGTCGTCGCGGCCTGATCGGCCCACGTCCAGCCCCATACGGGGCCGAGGGTCTGCACGAGCACGCCGATGGCCGGCAGCACGATCAGCGCGAGCCATTTGAGCACGTCATAGGCTCGGTTAGGCAGCAGCCAATCGGGCACGGTCGGCTCCGTGCCGGCGGTCTTGGGTTCGGTGTTTTCGTCGGTCATATTGTCCTCGATTCTGCAGTTGGAACCTGGGAACCCCGCCCGGCTAAGGTGCGGGGTTCCCAGGTTGGGTTCGGGTTCTCAGTAGTTCAGTAGTGCAGCACTTCGCCGGGGTAGATCACGTTGGGGTTGCCGCTGCGGTAGCCGGTGAGCTGCGTGTAGCTGATGCCGAGGCGGGCGGCGATGCCGCTGAGAGTGTCGCCCGCACGGACGGTCACGGTACGGGTTGCCGGCGGCGCGTTGCTGCCGGTGGCGACGCTGCCGCCGCCGTTGTAGGTGACGACCTGACCGGGCCAGATGCGGTTGATGTTGCCGCTGGGCACGCTCCACCTGGACAGCGGCCACAGGCCGGTACGCGAGGCGATGCCGCTCATGGTGTCACCAGAGCGGACGGTCACACGTGTCGCGGTGGAGGTCGCGGCCTGCGGCGTCTGCGTGGCAGCGCCGGCGTTGAGGCGTTGGTTGACGATCGCCATGACCTTGTCGTAGTTCGCGCCGAGCGCGTCGCGCCGCTGCTGGCCGTTGCCGTAGTCGCCACGGATGGTGGCGGTGGCGAGGGCCTGTAGGTCGATGGTCTGGGTCGGCGGCTTCTCGGTCTGCGGCGGGGTTGCGGGCTTGGCCGCGCCTGCGGGGTTGGCGTAGGCCTGCCACTGGCTTGCGTCGCCTCTGAAGTAGTTCAGGTCGAGCGGCCCGTTGTAGCCGCTGACCCAACCGTTCGAGGTGTACTGGCGCATGGCCTCGCCGTAGATCGCGTAGTTCCACGGTCGGCTCTGGTAGCCGGTCGGCGCGTTGCTGGCGTACTGTGCGACCCAGAGTCCGCAGTTGGCTCTCACGTCGCTGGGGATCTGGTTCAGGTATCCGGCGCTGGTGTACACCATCGGCCATACGCCGGTGAGCGTGTGGACGCGCTGGACGAACCGGCGAACCCAGTCGGAATTGCCCCACTGGGCGTTCTGATAGGACTCCCAGTCGAGCACGAGCACGGCCCTGCCGATGTAGTCCCTCGCCCGGCCGACGAAGTAGTCGGCCTCGGCCTCGGCGTTGTTGCCGCCGGCGTAATGGTACAGGCCGAGGCTCTTGCCCCGGTCAGTCACGCACTTGGCCTGCGTGCGCCAACTGGAGTTCTCGAAGCCTACGCCCTGGGACACCTTGACTACGGCGAAGTCGTAGCTGGCGGTGCAGGTCACGTTCGAGGCCTGCCAGCCGGACACGTCGATGCCGACCATGTCGGCCATGGCGATGGCCGGCGTGGCGGCGAGCAGCATTGCCACGAATGCCGCGATGAGGGCCTGTAGCGGCTTGCTTTTGTTCTTGATTTTGCCCAATTCGGTTCCTTCCTGTGTGTTGGGTGGGCATGAAATAGCCCCCGCCGGGATCGGCGAGGGCTAAGCCTGCGGTTTTCTCGGGGCGATCGGCGCGTCCTGTATGTCCTGATTGACTTGGGTGCCGTGCCCGTTGCCGCCGAGGCTGTGGTAGCTGTCGTAGACGAGCTGCGCGGTCCGTTTGGCGGCGTTGTCGGCGATGCCGTCGTCGGCGACCATTTCGCGCTGCATCTGTTCCAGCTTGCACAGCAGGAGCACGCGCACGCCGGCCTGCATGGCGTCGGCCCTTCGTCGGTAGCCGCGCCACCATCCGAGCATGTACCCGCCCAGGGCGGTGACGATGCCGGTGACGGCCCAGACGGTGAGCTGCTGGGCTATGGGGTTCACTCTCCGCTCCCCTCGTCGAGGCCGGCGATGTATGCCCGTACGGCTTCGCGGCCCGCTTCGGGCACGTCGTCGATGGTCTTGCGGCCGGCGATGACGAGGCGCGCGTAGACGCGGATCATGGCTTTGCTCATGCTTCACCCCCTGCCAGTAGCTGGTAGATTTCGGCCAGAGCCTCGTCCTGATCGAGGCTTGACGCTTCGAGGGCGCTGAGTCGTTGACTGTCCGATTTGGACGCCTGCAAACAGTCGAGCCAAATGCTGTCGGCCTGTTCGATGGCTTCCTGTTCGGTCAGGTCGCGGATCGTGTAGGCTTCGTCGGCGGTGTATTCCGTCCACGTGGTATCGCCGTCCTCGTGCATGACGGTGGTGATGTTGCGGCGGATGCGGATGTCCGCGAGGCCGTCGCCGCGCGGGTAGTAGCTGACCTCTTCAAGGGGTTCGGGGCTGGATACGGTCTGGAGCATTGGTTTTCCTTCCTGTGTTGGGTGGATAAATACCGGGTCGCGCGGCGCATGGTTGAATCGATGCGGTGCCTGCATCGGTATCGGACGCTGTCGCTGTTGCGCAGGTACCCGTAGTAGGAGCAGCAGCGGCGCGCCATGTACTCGTTCATCGGCCGGCGGGCCGCGCGGCTGAAGGTGCGGCGGGCGCGGAGGAACACGCCGCTGCGGATGTTGACGCGGCCGTGGGGTCGGAACGTGTACCCGACCATGTCGATGGGTTCGAGGTCGAGGCGTTTGCAGTTCCATTCCTCGTGCACGTCGAGTCCGAGCCGGTCTTTGAGGTAGTGGACGATGCGGCGTGCGGCGATCTTCAGATCTCGTTTGGAGGTGCCGATGAGCAGCAGGTCGTCCATGTACCACAGTTGGTGCGTGATGAGCCGGCGGCGGGTGATCTCGCCGGTGCGCCGGCTGGTGCGTTCGATGGTCATGGCCGGCGATTCGATCCAGTGGTAGGCGTGGCTGAGGTAGTAGTTGGCGAGCCATTGGCTCAGGTAGCTGCCGATGTTGAGCCCGTTGCCGCCTTGGTATCGGTCGATGAGGTGGAACACGAGGCGCAGCAGGATCGGGTCGCCGACGTCGCGTGTGAGCATCGCCTTCAGGGTGGTGCGGTCGATGCTGGGATAGTATTTGCGCACGTCGAGCTTCACGAACCATTTGCTGGATCGTTCGCGTGTCCATCGTTTGATCGCGCGGCGGGCGTCGATGGTGCCGCGATTGGGGATGCTGGCGGTCTGCCATCGTCCCACCTTCGCGTCGAACAACGGCTGGAGGGCCATGACGGCCACATGGTCGTAGATTTGGTGCCTGACCGATTCGCGGCCGATGACGCGGTGCTTGCCGCTGATCGGTTCGATGCGGTTGAAGTACGTGATCCGGGTGTCGCGGTATCGGCCTTCGCGTATCTCGTCGCCGATCCGTTCGGCGAGCCGGTCGAGGTCTGGGTGGGTGTCGAGGAAGCGGGTCACGTCGCGGCGGGACCGTTTGCCCTTGAGGTAGTGGTCGATCGCCCTGCGGACGAACATGGGCGTGGCGCAGCGGGTGTGCTTGCAATGGGTTTTCAGAGCGTTTCCTATCTGGACTATGCCGGCGTTCGACGGTGCTGGATGGGTTCGGGTCTACTGGCCGGGTGCTCGGTTTGATTTTCGGCTGGGCCGTGGCTTGCCCTCTCACTGGCTGGCGTGGAGGGTAGTTGTGGCGTAATGATCGTGTTGACAGGATTGACCGGATATGCGGCCCCCGATGTTCCACCTGCGGTTCGCGAGGTCGTTCCTGAGGTTCGCGGCGAAAGCGCCGTACTGCACCCCATCCCTGAGGTTGCCGAAGCGCTGCACCACGCACGGACGTCGGAGGCGTACCGCCACAAATCCCAAAAGGCTGCGAAACGTCATGAGGGGGCTTTCGCCCCCTCGCTGCGCTTCACCCCCATCGCACTGCGGCTACGCCTTCGTGCGACCGAGCGCAGAAAGGCGGCCCCCGATGCTCCACCAGCGGCCCGCGAGGTCGTTCCCGAGGAGCGCGGCGAAAGCGCCGTACCGCACCCCATCCCAGAGGGGGCCGAAGCGCAGCACCTGTCGGAGGCCTTGGGATGTGAGCGGGTTGGCCCCGATGGCGTCGCACATGCCGGTGGTGCTCGTCGCGCCCAGTCCCGTGGGGATGATGACGCCGTTGGACAGGGTGAAGTCCTCGGCGTATCGCCATGAGTTGTCCGTGGTCTGGCCGCGTGGTGTGAATTCGCCGATTTTGGTGTAGTTCGTCGTCGAGGTCTTGCTGGCCTTGGTGATGTCGAACACGCGGTAGATGTCGAGTCGGCCCTTGTCGTCGCTTTCCTTGACGGCGTTGACGATGAGGTCGGCGTCGCTTTCGTAGATGCCGTTGAATAGTTCGATGCCTTGCAGCCGGATGGGTTGGTGGTTGGCGGCGAACGCGGTGGATGGGCGGCCGTCGGTGCCGAGCAGTTTGTCGGTGGCCCCGGTCTTCCACGGCATGCTGCTGACGAAGCATGCGGTGGTCGTGGTGATGGGGGTTCCGTCGAGGTTGAGGGCGGTGTTGTTGGCGTCGAGGTTGGTCTTGCTCAGGATGGTGCGGGCGCGGGCGGCGCTGTAGTTGCCGGTGTTGTTGCGTTCCTTGTCGGTGCCGACATTGACGGTGCTGCCGATGTCGAAGCCGCTGGCGGCGCTGGTGGCGATGATGACGCGCTTGACGCCGGTTTCGGCATTGGTGACGGCGGTCTGCGGCGTGTACTGCCAGCAGCCGCCGAGCACGTCCGAGTTTTTGGTGGCGTATTTGAGCATGAGCATGAGCTGGACATAGAAGGTGTCGCCTTGGCAGCGGCCGGCGTATCCCTTGCCCTTCTTGAGCGCGTAGTCGATGGCCCGGTTCTGCGAGCCGAACTCGCGGTCAATCTCGACGCCGCTGACGGACAGCGGCCGCAGGCTTGAGTCGAGCGAGGCGGCGTATTTGGCGAACAGCAGGCAGGGGCGTTTCGAGCCGTCTGGCAACAGCACGCCGGGCAATGGTGTGTAGCCGTCGTATTGGGTGTCGCTGTAGAGGAATTCATTGTGGGTGCTCGTGGCTTCGAGCTTGTAGTAGCCGGGGCATGTCATGACGTACACGTCGCCGTTGGTGCCGTCGCGTCTGAAGCGGGTGTCGATGCCGTCGATGGCGGTGACGTGGGGCACGCCGTCGTCGCCGATGGTGGCGTTGACGTCCCACACGCGGAAGGCAGGCAGCGCGGCGTAGTCGTCGCGGCCGGCCTTGTCGTTGGTGCTGATCTCGATGGTCAGGTTGGCGTTGTCGCGGGTCTTCACGCCGGTTGGCGTGTTGCTGTACGTGTATTTGGGGAATTTCACGCCGTATATCTTGCCGTCCGTGTGGGCGGTGAAGTAGGCGGCGATGTTGCCGTATTCGCCCTTGGTGGAGTCGTAGGAGAATCGCACGCCTTGGGCGGCGTTCTTGTGGACCTTGGCGATGAGCTGGGCGGTGTCGGCGAGGGTCATGACCTTCTGCGTGTTCGCCATGATGGCTCCTTCCTGTTTATCGGTTGATGATGTCGAGCGCCCAGTCGATGTCGGACTGGGTGAGCGGCGGGATCGTTTCGGCGTCGGACAATGCCGGCGCGATCACGCTGTCGTACTGGGTGTCTATGTCGGATTGGGTCGCGAAGACCACGCCGGCGGCCGCGCTGGCGGCGATCTTGGCCTTGCAGTCGTCGGAGAGCTGCCGGTATTCGATCACGCTGGTGCGTGCCGCGTCTGCGGCGTCCTTGGCTTCGCCGGCCGCGCTGACGGCCTTGTTGATGGCCGTGGTCGCGTCGTCTATGAGCTTGTCGAGCACACCCATCTGATCCTGCGCGTCGGGTGCGGTCGCGTCGAACACGGCTCGTTCGACGATGCCGTGGAAGTTGCGCGAACAGGTCTTCGTGCCGTTGACGCTGACCTCGATGCCCATGAGGATCGCGCCGGCGTGCTGCAACGCCTTGCGCGGCACGGCGACGCGGTACGTGGCCGTGGGGGTGCCGAACACTGCTGGCATGCTCACGCGGTCGCCCAGCCCGCTGCCGGGCGCGGTGTTGTAGGCGAGCGCGCAGGTGATTCCGTCGGTGCTGGTGATGGGGGTGCCGTTGTCGGTGAGTTCGACGGTGATGGTGCGGCCGTTGTTGTCGCCGGCGTTGAGGCGTATGTCTGCGATGTAGCCGTTGGCTAGGTCGAGTTGGATGGGTTCGCCTGTGGCTTCGCGGAAGCTGTCAAGCGTTGCCATTGCCGTCGTCCTTGTTTTCGAGCTGGCTGCGGAGTTCGGCTATCTGCGCGTCCTTGACGTCGCACATGGCGGCGAGTGTGGCGATCTGCCGGTTCGCGTCGGCGAGTTGTTCGGAAAGCTTCTGCGATACGAGTCGGTCGAAGCTGACGTACTGCTGGTCATCGTTCATTTTTCCACTACCTTTCATCTGGTTATTGGTTGCGGCATGAGGCTTGCGTAGAAGCTTTCCTCGGCGTTGTCGATGGCATTGGCAACCGTCTTGTCCGAGAGCAGGTCGGAAAGCGCCTGTGCGTCAACGCAGGACGTGTCTATGCCGGTTCCGGCGTCTGAGTCTTCGAGGGCGTATGTCGATACCGATTGCGCCTGTTGCGGGATGGTTGGTAGGTGCATGCCTTTTCTGGTGTCGTTGCGGGCTACAGTCAGCGGATCGTTCTGGACGGTTCCGTCATCGGCGAGCATTGACATGTCCGCCGCACTGTCGTTCAGCGCCGCTTCGAGCGCTTCATAGGCCTCCGTCCAGACCCCCCTGCCGGTTGACGGATCGTATCGCGTCGTGTCCTCGACGCCTTGCATTATCGCGGCGACTGCTTCGGCTGTGGATCCAAGTCCGAGCAGTGCCGTCCAGGATGCAATGGTTCCTGGGGAGAACACGAATTGCTGGTATCCGTTGACGGGTTCGTCACAGTTGACGATGATGTTCCCGTCGCTCATTGTCATGGTTTGTCTCATGTTTGGCTTTCCTTATTTGACGAGCCATCCGAAGGTGTCGCAATACATGTCGACCGTACATGGGTTTCGGTCGGCGTTGTACATTAGGATGTCCCATCCGGATTGTCCTCCGGTGTTTTTGACGTGCATGATGATGCCGCCCCATTCTCCGTCAGCGTTTGCGACGGCGTAGTATCTGCCGTATTTTGCCGGCAATGACGCGGTGAAGTGCACGGTCGCGGCCGCGCCGACCGATATTGCCCCGCCGTTCGGCATCCATGCCTTCCATGCCCTGGATCCATCGAGTGTGTGACGGTTCGTATAGCCCCCGAGGAAGCCCCCTAGGTAGAGGTATCCTGTGTTGATGTCCGCCTTCACTCCGACGGTGCCGTTTGGATCCCATGCCGCAAGTTCCGAATACGTGTCCATCGCGTTTGTGTCTGGAGAGGCCGAAGACACCAGTCGTGCGCCGGAGCTTTTCGCGTCATTTGACGACAGGCTGTAGTCGCGCATGACGAGTGCCTGGAAGACACCTCGCATCTTGGCGTTGTCGGTTTTCGTGCTGCCGACTCGTACGAAGGCGCCTGGATCTGTGTTCGCGCGACGGCCGCCGTTGAAGGTGAGCGTCGAGATCTCGCCCACCTCGGAATTCGTGGACTCGGCAGCGATGTATGGCTGCTGCGCCGCCGTGGTTGCGTGGATGAACGAGATGCCGGCGCCGGTGATGTCGGCGGTTCCGCCGACTGGTGCCTGCTTGAAGCTCGGGCTCATCCACAGTCGTGAGCCGGACGTGCCAGTCTGGAAGGTGCCGGTGAGCGTGTTGTGGCTGCCGTTGCCGTCGAGATGAACCGTTTCGACTCCGTTCGCGTCGCTTATGCTGAAGATTCCGGAGTCGAGGTTCCAGTAGCTTCTCGCTCCGCTGATGATGCCGGACCGCAGGTATGTGGCATTGACGTACAGCAGGTTGTTGCTCATGTAGAGGCCTTGGAGTTTGCCTCCGTCGGTGAGCTTGTTGAAGATGTACTGCTGTGTGAGCGCCTTTTCGAACGTGTTCACATGGCTCGTGGCCGTGTTGTCGGCATACGATTTGGCGGCTTCGAGCGTGCTGGTGTCGCCGTCGGCTGCCGCCTTCTTGGCGGCTTCGAGGGCCGCGTTCGCCTTGTTCGTCGCGTCCGTCGAGGCGGCTTTCTTGGCGTTGGCTTCCGCGCTGTTCGCCTTCTTGGTAGCATCGGCGGCCGCAGCGGATTGCGCGGCGTTTGCTTTGCTTGCGGCGTCGGCCTTGGCTGAGGTGAGCGTGTCCGTTCCGATGCCGTCGGCGTACTTCTTGGCCGCAGCCTCGGCTTCGGAGGTGAGCCGCTGCGCCGCCGTGGTGGTGGCGAGGTCGCTCGCCTTGTTGCCGGCAATGGTACTGGTTCCGGCCAGTCGGAATTCGCCGGTGGTCATGTCCCAGTACTGCAAGCCCTTCTTGTCGGTCAGGATGCCCGCCTTGACGAGGTTCGCGTCCAGGACGCCGGACTTGACGTAGGACGCGTTGGCATACAGGTTGCCGTTCTGCATGAACAGGCCTTGGATCTTGCCGTAGTTCGTGAGCCGGTCGAACACGCTCTTCTGCCCAAGGGACTCGTCCAAGGCGTCCACGTACGCCTGCGCCGCCTTCTTGGCGGCTTCGAGGGCCGCGTTCGCCTTGTTCGTCGCGTCCGTCGAGGCGGACGCGAGCGCGTTCTTTCGGGCCTCTTCGGCTTTCGCCTGCGCGTAGTCCTTGGCAGCGGCGAGGTTGTCGAGGTCGGTCTGGTCGGACTCACGCTTCATCTGGTCGGCGTACTTCTTCGCTGCGGCGAGCGCTGCCGACGATGAGTCTCCGGCGATCGCGTCGACCGTTTTTCCTCCGACCGTCGTCCGTGCGGAGAGTTTGAAGTCGCCGGTGTCGAGGTTCCAGCTGTTGTAGCCTGCGGCATCGGAGAGCAGGCCGGTGTAGATCGCGTCGGCGAAGATGCCCTTGCCGTTGGCGAGCGATCGGAAGTCCCAGTCTCCGTTTGCTTTCCTGTGGTCGGCGATGCGCCAGTAGCCGCCGCCGATGTGGATGCATTGGGTGGGGTTCTGGTCTTCGGGCTTGTCGTACACGTAGATGCCTTGGCCGGGTTTGAGGTACGTGTATCCGCCGGTGGCGTTCATGATCTGGTTGATACGGTCGATGAGGTCCTTCATGTACGGGCCGGTGCCGCCGGCGGCGCTGTTCCATGCGCCGGAGTTGGAGACGAGTTTGTCGAGCGCCTGCTGTTGGGCGGCGAGGCGCTGCGTGTAGGATTGCCGGATGTTGCCGAGGGTGATCTTGGTGTCGGCGAGGCTGCCGGCAAGGTCTTCCTCGATCTGGAGGATGCGGCCGACGAGGCGCAATGGTGCGGCGAAGCTGGTGTCGATGATCTGCACGCTGTCGCCGACGTCCGTGCCTTCCGCGCTGAGGCCGGCTTGTCCGAGGGCGGTCACGTCGGCGGTGTAGGAGACGACGGGCGTGGCGCGGGTCTTGAGCGCGTTCTTGGTGAGGGTGAGGAGTTCCTTGGGGTCTTCGCAGTCGGGGAAGTCCACGCTTGCCTCGCTATGGTGTCTGGTGCCGTCGGCTCCCACGATGCCCCAGTTGGCGAGCGCTTGGTCGTCTTGGACGTAGGGTTTGCCGTTGTTGACGTCGGCGAAGCTGATTTTGCGGCTGTATCCGCCGGTGGCCTCGCCTTGGTCGTTGGTTTGTTCGATGCCTTTGCCCCACCCGTAGAGGCGGGTGATGACGTCGCCGCTGTCGATGTCGCGTTTGATTTGGGTGAGGTCTTTGCCGTATTCGAAGCGTTTCGTGGTGTTGGCGGTGCCCCGGTGTTCGACGAGGTGGATGATGCGCCGGCCGATCCGGTTGCCGGTCGGGTCGGGCTGGACTTCGGTCTGGACTTCGAGCCCGTAGGTGTCGGCGGTCTTCTGGACGGCTTCGAGGACGGTGCAGTGGTAGAAGGCGAGGTTGGCCGTGCCGGTGAGGGTGCCGGTCTCGACGGTGCCGACCGCCCACCGGGTGCCTTCGAGGGCTTTGGCGAGGCAGGCTTTGGCGTTCGCGTTGCGGTTGCGTTTGTCCTCGATATAGGTGCGCGAGAGTTCGGCGATGCTGCCGGTGCAGTAGGCGACGGTGACGGGCATGCCTGCGGCGCGGGCGGTCTGGGTGGACTGGCACAGGTATTCCGCCCAACGGCCCATCGAGTCCTTGAACACGATGCGTTCGTCCTTGTTGATCTCGCCGATGGTGGTGATGTCGAGGGTGTCGGTGCCGTCGGTGGCTCTGGTGCGGATGGCTTTGATGGCGTATGGGAGGTCGCCGAGCGGGTTGCCCCAGCGGTCGAAGATCATGTATCGCATGAGTGTGCTCCTAGATGAGTGTGAGTGGCCTGTACGCGAGACTGGCGGCGGTGGCTCCGGTGAGGGTGAGCGTGTTCAGGCCGGGCAATAGGGGGAAGTAGTCGGATTCGAGTGTGGGTGTCATGAGGTTGCCGTTGACGCGCAGCTCCCGGTGGTCGGGGTCGGTGATGATGCTGATTCGTCCGGTGATGGCGGTGGTGGACGCGACGGCGAGGGTGTGGCCGTGCGCGTCCTTGATGCTGACGGTCTTGGCGTTGGCGGCGGGGGTGAGCGTCCATGTGGGCCAGCATGGCCGGTTGCCTTTGACGTGGATCGTGTTCGCGCCCGTTTTGAGCGCGATGGATCGGCCGCGGCCGATCAGGTAGGGGTGGGCGTCGATGCTCACGGTGACGAGCGTGGCGATCTGGCGGGGGCCGGCCCATTTGTCCGCCCATGCGCCGAGGCTCATGCGGCCTCGGTATTCGCCGGGCAGGCTGCGCCATGAGAGCGTGACGATGGTGCCGGCGAGGGCGGCGAGGCGGGTTTTGGCGGCGAGGATGTCGTCTTCGCCGCCGATCGCGTACAGGTTGAGCGTGATGGCGCGGTTGCCCATGTACGCGGCCCCGGTGGGGTCTTCGAGGGTGAGGTCGAGTTGTCCGTCGCGGCCGGGCATGTCCTGCGTGCTGGTTGTGGGCTTGGTGGCGTCGATGGTGATGCCGTCGGCGGCGAGGGAGAACATCATGCGCTCCAGCGGGACGCCGTTGAGCGTGGGGTCTTCGACATGCGGCAGGCGCATGCGTCGCTGGTAGAGCATGATGCTTTCCTCTCTGGTTTTAACGGCCTCTCATGGCGAGGCTGTTGAGTTCGTAGCTCATTGGTTTGGCGAGTTTGCCGGCCATGACCTCGCCGCCACGGTCGTTGAGGTTGAGCGTGATGCCGGCGGCGAGGGCCGCGTCGATCGCGTCGATGATGTCCTGTTTGGTGGCGTATTCGCCGGCCTGTTCGTCCATCGTGTACGCGATCCGGCCGCCGTTGACGGTGCCGTGGTATGCGAGCGGGGTTTCGAGTCGGCTGGTGTCGGTCTTGAGGCTGACGGTCGGGACCATGTCGGTCAGTCCGTCGATGCTGTCGGCGACGAGGCCGCTGGCCTTGTCGATGCCCTGGGCCATGCCGGCGGGTATCCATTTGCCGACCTCGTCCCTAAAGATGCGTGACGGGCTGTGGATGCCGAGCACGCTCTTGGCCCAGCCGACGAGGCTGCTGCCGAGGTTGCTGATCGTGTTCCTGACCCATTGGAACGCGCCGCCGATGCCGTTGATGAGGCCGCTGATGACCTGACGACCCGTGTCGTACAGCCATTGGCCGGCGCCGCCGACCGCGCCGAGCACGGTGCTTTTGATGCGGCCGACGGTGTTGCTCACGTTCTGGATGCCGTTGGACACGGCCGACGTGATCCCGTGCCAGATGTTTCCAAGGAACGAGCTGACGCTGTTCCATACGCTCGTCCATACGCCGCTGATGGCGTTCAGGACGGTCGAGATGGTGTTGCGCACATTCTGGATGTATGTGGACACCACGCCGCTGATCGCGTTCCAGATGGTGGACGCGACGGACTTGACCGCGTTCCAGATGCTCGTCCACACGCCGGCGATCGCGTTGAGGACGCTGCCGATCGTGTTCCTGATGCCGTTGATGATCGGCGTGAAGAACGCGACGATCTTGTTCCATACGTCGGTGAAGAACGTGCTGATGGCGGTCCATACGGTGGTCCAGACGGTCTTGATTGCGTCGAGGGTGTTCGACAGGAACGCTTTGATGCCGTCCCATGTGGCCGTGAAGAACGATTTGATTGCGTCCCATGCGCCTTGCCAGTCTCCCTTGAGGAGGCTGAGGAACACGACGATGACGGTGTGGATCGCGTTCACCACGGTCGAGATGTAGCCGCTGATAAGCGTGAAGATCGTGTTGACGACGTTGTAGATCGCCGTCCAGATGGTGCTCCATACGGTGTTCGTGCTGTTCATCTGCTGGGTGATGAACGAGAGTATCCAGCCGAACACGGTGTTGATGCCGTTCCGGATCGCCTGCAAGGGTGCGACGATGAGCGCGCCGATCACGGTGAACACGTTGACGATGAAGTCGCGTATCCCGTTGAATATCGTCGTGGCGGTCGTGCTGATGCCGGTCCACACGCCGGACAGGAACGTGGTGATCGACGTCCATGCGCCGGTGACGCCGCCGCTGATCGTCTGCCATAGGCCCGTGAAGAAGCCGGCGATGCCGTTCCATGCGGATTGCACGCCGCCGGTGATCGTCGCCCATAGGTTGGCGAGGAATTCGCCGAGCCCGTTCCATATCGCCTTGGCGCCCTCCACGAGCGCGGCCCATGTCTCGGACAGCCATGAGGTGAACGCGGCCCATGCCTTGCGGCCTACCTCGGTCTGGGTGAAGAACCAGACGAGCGCGGCCACGACGGCCGCGACGGCGACGACGATCGCGCCGATGGGGTTGGCGGCTATGACGGCATTGAACGCGCCCTGCACGGCGGTCGCCATCTTCGTGGCCGTGCTCCATGCGGTCTGTGCGGTCTTGACGAGGCTCAGCCCTCCGGCCATCTGCTTGAGCATGGCGACCGGGCCGCCCAGGTCCGTCATGAGCATGATGCCGTTGCTGATGCCCTTGGCGGCGGTCGTCACCGTGTTCATGGTTCCGGTGAGCGCCTGTAGACCGCTGTTGAGCGCCTGATAGCCCTTGACTGCGGCGAACGCGGTGCCGATGCCGATGATGATGGGCGCGAGTTCCTTGCCGTGCTGGATGAACCAGTTGAGCGTGTCGGCGACGAGTTTGATGCCGTCGGCGAGACCTTCGGGAGGGATCATGTGCGCCCAGTCGATGACCATGTTGACGACGCCCATGATCGCGTCCCTGATGGTGTCCCACGCGGATTTGAACGCGGTGATCGCGCCGTTTTCCTCCAGTTTGGAGTAGAGGCGCTGGAACCAGCCGATGAGCCCTTCGATGCCTGCCTGGACGACGGGCACGGCGTTGGTGACGCCGTCGGCGATCCAGCTCATGCCGCCGGTGATGGCGGGTTTGACGCTGTCGAGCACGCTCGCGCCGAGCTTGACGAACGCGGCTTCGAGGTTGCCGGTGGCTCCCTCGATGGTGCTGGCGGATGTGGCGGCTTCCACGGCGGCGTCGGTGAAGCCGAGCGACATGATCGCGTCGTTGAATTCCTGCGCGGTGATCTGCCCGTCGGCCATCGCGTCGCGGAAGTTGCCGGTGTAGGCTCCGGCCTCCTTGAGTGCCTGTTGGATCTTGCCGCTCGCGCCGGGGATCGCGTCCGAGAGCTGGTTCCAGTTCTCGGTCGTGAGTTTTCCCTGGCCGGCGGTCTGCGTCAGCACCATCGCCACGGACTTGAAGGTGTCGGCGGAGCCGCCGGCGACGGCGTTGAGGTTGCCTGCGGCTTCGGCGAGCTTGTCGTAGTTGGGCACACCGTTGGCGGCGAGCTGGGCGGTGGTGTTGCGGATGTCGTTGAGGTCGTAGACGGTCTTGTCGGCGTAGTCCTGCGTGCTGGCGGTGAGTCGTTTGATCTGCTGTTCGCTGACGCCGGCGAAGTTCAGGGTGCTGGCGAACTTCTGGGCGCTGTCGGATGCGCTGGTGATCTCGCCGGACAGGCCCATGAACGCTTCGATGGCCTTGCCCGCGACGCTTTGCGCGATGCCGGTGATGACGCCGAGTTTCGCGCCGAAGCCGCCGGCGAAGCCGTTGCCGGCTTTGATGCCGGCGGTGTTGCCGGCGGTTTCCGATGCGCTGCCGAACGCCGATTCGATGGCCTTGCCGACGCCCTTCATGCTGGGCACGATCTGTACGAACGCGGTGGCGATCTCGATTGCCATGCTATGCCTCCCTGATGGTGGTGCGCGGTGCGGCCAGGTATGCGGCTAGTTGTTCGTCGTCCATCGCCATGACCTCGCCGCCCGTGGCTTCATGCCGGACGGTGCCGGGGCGTTGGAGTTGTCCGCGCCAGCGCGCGCCCTTGCGTGAGGCTTCCTTGGTTTTCGTCCAGGCGAGGAACGCGAGGCTGTCGCGGATGTCGGCGAGGAGGTAGGTTTGGTCGTCCCATGCGAGGCGCGGGTTGAGTTTTTGCCAGATGATGGACTGGCGGGGGAGGTTGGCGGCCAGTGCGGCCGCCCGGTTGGCGGGCAGTTCGCCAGTCCATATGAGGTCGGTGTTAAGCCCATAGAAACGCTGGAAGTCCGCTTCGAGCGCGTCGGGTGCCGTGGCGAGCATTCCTATGAGCGTCAGGAGTTTGGGGCGACCTGTTCGAGGAGCTGGGCGATGAATTCGCTGACCTTGTCGATGCTCACGCGCCCGGTGTCGGGGTCGCGCAATGCGTCCTTCATGGCCGTGTACTGGGGGCCGCAGAGCTTCTTGAGGAAGGGGACGATGGCGAACGCGCCGGCACCGTCGCCGGACTGGGCGGTTTGGAGGTCGTAGAGGTATTCGACCATGTCGAGGTCGTCGAAGATCGCGGGGCTGACGGCGAGGGTGACGCCCATGGCCTCGACGGTCTTGGGCTGGTTTTTCGGGGTTTTGTGGTCCTGCGGCTGCTTGGCTGCCATATGCGTGTCCTTTCAGAGGGGTGCGCCCGCCGGACGGCGGGCGCGGGGTGGGATCACTTGCTGAGCGAGGCGGTGGCGACGTTGGCGATGTATTCGACGCTGGTGGCTCCGTTGATGAGGTCGCTCGGGTTGGCGCTCATGGTCACGCCGTAGCCGATGGCGTCGCCGGCGCTGTAGGTGGTGTCGTCGAATTCGGTGATGGTGCCGTCGGCGACGACGATGCGCTTGACTCGGTTGCCGGTCAAGACGATCTCGAACACGAGCACGAGGCTTTCGCAGGACGGGATGGCGTGGTAGACGGTGAGCTTGTCTGCGGTGCAGGTCACGTTCGCGGTGCCGAAGCGCAGTTTGAGGCTGGCTTCGTTGGTTTCGATCATGTTGAACTGCCATGTCTCGCCGTAGCCGCTGATCTCGGACAGCACCTTGATGCCGCCCATCTCGTTGATGTCGGTGGTGTCGGTGTCGGCGGCGTTGGTGACGCCGTCCTCCGACAGGTAGCCGACGCAGGTGTATGCTGCCGGCAGGGCTGTGGTGGCGTCGGTCGGCAGGGCGGTTCCTGCGGGCGCGTAGTAGAGGCAGCCGGTCTTCTTGGGCTTGCCGAGGCTGACGTTTTTCTTGTTGTTGTGGTTGGTTTCGGCCATGATGGTGCCTTTCGGATGGGGCGGCGTCGTCTTATTGGGTGGCGGCGTCGAGGCTTATGGTGATCTGGTATCGGGGCTGGGGCGGCGGGCCGGGGTCGGGGAAGTCGATGACGCTTTCCACGGTGACGGCGGCGATGGGGTCGAGCAGGTCGAGGTCGAGCAGTCGGGGCAGCACTTGGCCCGTGGCGAGCTGGGCGGCCTGCCATCGGGTTTCGGCCCAGACCTGCACGGCGATGGTGGGGCGGCTGCTGTATTCGAGTTCCCGGCCGCCTACCCGTTCGATGGTCACGAACCGTTGGGGCCGGTCTGCGGGCACTTCGAGGTAGGCGGTCAGGCCGTCGCCGTCGGGGTCGGCGTCGATCCAGTCCTTGACTGTTTTTTCGAGGTTGAGTCTCATTGCTGTTTCACCGACTTGAGCAGCGTGTTGTGTTTCGCGTTGTCCTCCATCGCCTTCACGTTGCCTTCGGAGCCGTGCCCGGTCGTGGCGAGCGCGACGCTGCCTTTGGGGGTGCTGACATGGGTTGCGGCCTCGTAGGTCGCGCCTTCGACCTGTGCCATGCTGTTGGCACGGGCGGCGATGAGCGCGGCCTGTTGGTCGATGGTCTGCTGGATGGGTGCGGATTGGCGTACCGCACGGAAGCCGGCGAGGTTGAGTTTGACCTTTGCCATGCGTTGCTCTCCTAGCCTCTGGTGTCGGCGAGTTCGACGGTGAGGTTCCAGCGGGTCGGGGTCATGCCGCCCGTGTAGGGGCGGGGGTCTCCGATCACGGTGTATTCGACGCCGTCGATTCTCGCCTTGGCCCCGCGCAGGCTCCGGTAGGGCCATGCGCGGGGCATGTGGATGGTTTTGGCGGTGCGGATGCCGTCGGGGCGGATGGGGTCGGTGGAGTTCGACTGGCTGCCGTCCTGTATGAGCACGTCGTCCACCTGTTCCTCGCGGGTGTTCCAGATGATTCCGCCGCCGGGGTCCTCGCCGGCTTTGACGCGGTGGATGAGGGTGATGGTCTCGCCTCTCATGCCGCGCCTCCGGCCATGTCGTAGGCCCATGTCTCGCCGTCGCCGCCCAAGGCTTCCTTCTCGCTCGTGGTGAGGTAGAGGTCGCCGGCGGGGTTGGCGTAGCTCAGGCTTTCGCTGTAGCTGCCGGCCGTCTGGGTGCTTTGGGTGACGCCCGACATGTCGGGGCCGGCCTGCATGGCTCGTTTGACGGCCATGCAGGCGATGCGATTCAACGTGGCGGGCTTGGCGGCGGGCCAGCGCGGGCAGGTGGTGCGGATCAGGTCGGATGCGTCCGCGAGCAGCGCTTCGGCGCGTTTGTATTCCTCGCCGGTGAGCGCGTGCCAGCGTGCTTCGAGGTCTCCGACCTGCGCGAACGGCTTCTCGTCGTCCGTTTCGTCCTCTCCCCCGCCGGCCTGCGTCACGGTTGTGCCGTCGGACAGGTTGAGCGGGGTGCTGGGGTATCCGTCCATGCGGGGTCTCCTTAGGCGAGCAGGCCGGCGGCCTTGAGCTTGGTCAGCGTGGAGTTGACCTTCGCGACGATGGCCGCCGAGTCGGCGGATGCGGCGAGCTGCGCTTCGGCCGCCTGCTGGAGCACGCCGCCGCGCGCGCCGGCGGTCGGCGCGGGCGGCGTGAACGTAGACGGCTTGCCGGCGATGGCCGACCATGCGATGGTTGCGACGCCTTCCGCGAACGGGGTGCCGTCGGGCTTGACCAGACGCACGGGAATGGACAGGCCGGTCTCGTCGGCCTCGTCGTGTTCCTGTACTACGAGCGTCTGGGTGAGGGGCGCGGCCATCACTTGCTCGCCTTGACGGAGGATGTGGACTTCTTGAGCACGGCGATGCCCTTGGGGTCGAGGATCGCGTAGGAGTACATGGCCTCGGTGCGGTAGGCGATCTGGTTGACGCCCTTGAGGTCCTTGCCGGTGTTGTCGGGGTCGCCGTATTCGATGATCTCGCTCCAGATGTCGCGCACCATGCCCCACTTGATGAGGCGGAAGTCGCCGAGGAAGGCGAGGATGCCGGTCGCCGGGGTGACGAGCCGGCCGTTGACCGTGCCGGACGTGGCGGCCGGGATGCCGTCGAGGTTGCCGACCTGAAGGTTGATCGGGATCTCCGGGTAGAAGCGCTGGCCGGTGGAGGGAACGCGGATCTTGCGCAGCTCGTTCGCCATGGTCTTGGACAGGGCGATGCCGTTGATGTCGTACTCGTCGCTGACGGCCTCGGCGAGGCTGTCGATGTCGGCGACGCGATCGTCGGTGGCCGGCACGCTGACCGCGCTTTTGGCGAGCGCGTTGAAGCCTTCGAGGGTCGTTTTCTTCTTGGGGTCGAAGGCGTGGTAGACGACGTAGTCGAGGACGCGGCCCATCGCGGCGGCCTGGTCTGCCTGGATCTTGCTGATGATCTCCAGTTTGGCGTCGTCGTCGGCCCACTGGAGCTCGTTGCTGAGGCGGGTGGTGGTCTGCACCTTGAAGCGCTTGCCGACGACCGGGGTGAGGGTTTCCTCGTAGCTGGACTTCTGCGCGCCTTCGGCGACGACCTCGGCTTCGGAATTGCCGGTGAAGACCATGTAGTCCTTGTCGAGGAAGAGCTGGGGTTCGCTCGGGGACAGTGCGGCGATGGTGCTGGTGTCCTTGGCGCGCTTGGTGATGACGGTGGCTACTTCCTTGGGGAGCAGCACCTTGCTGGTGTCGAGTGCCATGATGATGGTTTCCTTTCGGATGGTTGGTGGCGGTTAGTCTTTGTTGCCGAAGAGGCTGCGCACGTATGCCTTGGCTCGTTCGTCGGCGGTTTGGCCGGCGGGGTGCTGTGCCGGGTTGGGCACGTTCGGCAGCTTCGGCGCTGGGTGCATGAGCGGTTTGAGGATGTCGGCGTGCGCCTGAATCTCCTCTAGGGTGCTGCCGCGCAATGCTTCGGCCGGGATGCCGGTCTTGGCTGATACCTGCGTCTTCCATTCGGCCTGCTGTTCCTTGGCCTTGTAGGCGGCGACCTGCGCTTCGAGTTCCTGCGTGCGCTTGGCGGCCTTCTCGGTCTCGCTCATTTGGGATTCCTTGAGCTTTTCCAGCTCGTCGGCGGCGGCCTTGTTGGCCTTGGCCTTCTTTTCCCAGTCGCGCGAGTGGCCGAGCGCTTCCTTGTATTTGGCTTCCCAGTCGGTCTCCTCGCCGTTGCCGTTCGGTTTGGCCGGCGGGGTGGGGTCGGTGGTGTCCGAACCGCCTTCGACGGGCGGGGCGATGTATCGGATATGGGGGTGCTGGAGGTTGAGGAACATGGTTGTTCTCCTTGTGTTCGGGCCCTTTCCGGGCATTGAAAAAGCCACCCGTGCGGGTGGCTGAAAACTCTTGGCCCGGTTGGCGGGCATGAAAAAGCCCCGGCGGATGTCGGCCGGGGCTGGGATCAGTCGGCGAGCGCCAGTGCGATGAGGTTGCGGCTGGGCTGGTCGATGTGGTCTTTGGGTTTGTTGTGGTAGAGGCAGTGGAGCAGGTCGGCACGCAGCTCCGTGTCGGTTAGTGTGACGCCGGTGTCTTCGATGTTGAAGTAAGGGGTTTCGAAGCGTTCGGAGTAGTCGAGTAGGAGCAGGTCGGTGTTGTCGTTGTGGTGTTGGGTGAAGTATTCTTCTTCGCTCATGACAATGCCTCCTGAATCATGGTATTGAACATTTTAGCCGATTCGGGGAAGTAGTTGGCGATGAGCCGCCATGCTTCGGGGTTTGCCATCTGCGCGTCGAGCATTTCGGCGAACGCTTCGGTGGATTGGAGTTGTCCGCTTTGCCGGAAGTAGCCTTTGGGGTGGCCGACGCTGCCGTGGTAGTCGTCGCCTAGGGCGGCTTGGAGCATGTCTTCGACGTTGCGGTCGGTTTTTGCGGAGTTCGTCGCGATCTCTCGGGCGATGGCCTTCATGACGCTTTGTCGGCCGGCGGGCTTGTCTTCGGCCATGAGGGTTGCCTGTGTGGTGTCGAATATGCGTTGGGCGTCCCTTTTGAGCACGTCGTTGAACAGTTTGCCGTTGTGAGGGGCCCATGAGAACGAGTTCTTGTCGAGTAGCCAGTCGAGCATGTGGCCGCTTTCGTGGAAGAGGTTCTGCACTGGGCGGTGTGCGTTGTCTCCGGCCATGACGGTGTCGAGGTTGAGGTGGATGCCGCCGTCGGAGGGACTGAAGTAAGCGCCTTTGGGGAGCCGTGTTTCTTTGATGTCGTATTGGGCGGCGTATTTGGCCCAGAGCCTCGCCGCGTCTTTGTGCTCGGTTTTGTTGAGGAGCCGGTTGACGCGGCGGGTATACGCTTCGCCGAGTTGTTGTTCGAGTCTGCTGCCTCGCGGGATGCGCAGGTCTGGCGCGAATTCCGATCCGTCGGTGAACATGTCCGGCGATTCGCTGCGCATCCACGAGAGCACGGTGTTGGGATCGCTGCCGTCCCCGGCCGCTTTGGCGGCGTTCTTTGCCTGCTGGTATATGGCCTTGAGTTTGTCGGGGTCGTAGCCGTCGATCTCGGTCTCTCCCCACGAGGGGACGATCTTGCAGTCGCAGTCGTGGTGGTACTTGTGCCACTTGCCGGCGGTGTCCTCGCTGGCATAGGCGAAGCCTCGGGACGCGAGCATGGCGCAGAACGCGCAGGTCTTGCCTTGGGGCACTCGCGCGTATTTGGGGCGGGTGGGGTCGTTCTGGGCGGTGAACCGTCCTGTGAGGCGTGCGGTCTCGTTGATGATGTCCTTGGCGAGGCGCGCCCAGTCGTCTTCGGTGTAGCCCTGCGTGTTGATGGCCCAGAGGTGATCCATGGTCAGTCCGGCTTTGCTTCGGCCGTTGATGATGTCGGTGAATTTCGCGCCGACGTGCATGGTGTTGTTGTAGCCGCCGATGATCTGCCAGAAGGCGCGGTCCGAGCTGACCTGCGCCTCCTTGTAGTCGGGCATGCTGATGCCGGCGGCTTCGGCCCATGCGGCTCGCACGTTCCTGTAATAGTCCTGTGCGATGAGGTTGGCCTTGCGCGCGTAGTCTTCCAGTTGGCGTCGGGCTTGACCGGTGGGGTCATCGCCGAAGTAGAGGCTGTTGGGCACCATCGTCTTGGCTTCGATGATGAGGTCGGCGAGCTCGTCCTGATAGTCGTCCCACATGTCGTTGAGGTGCCCGTTGAACGCTTTACGCTGCGCCGGGCTGAGGTTGCTCAGCGGCAGGCTGTTGCTGTCCATTGGCTGCGGCCTCCTGCGTGTCGGTCTTGGCGGTGGCGATCTTGGCGCGTAGTTCGTCGATGGCGTTCTGCGTGCGCTGCTGTTTCTCGTAGGCGCGATGGGCGGCGATCTCGTCCCATGTCAGGCCGGCGCGGCTCAGGCCCACGTCGCTGTCGGCGAAGGCGGGGTTGGTGGACGCGACCTTCTGGTACCAGTCGGCGCGGGCGGCGTCGCTGGCTTCCTTGGTGGGTGCCCAGATCGGTCGCAGTTGGCGGATGTCGGCTTCGTCCGCGCCCTGGGCGGCGAGCGCCATGGCGAGGATGCTTTTGATGCTTTCGCCGAAGCGTTTGTTTTGCCGGTCGGCGGTGCGGGAGAGTTTGCGTTCGGCTTCGGCCATGGCTTCGGCGCTGGCGGGGTTGTCCATGGTGATGCCGAGGTCGTTGACGGGGATGTCGGTTTCGCTGCTGACCATGAGGGCGACGGTTTTGAGCATGTCGGAGTGTGGCTGCATCGAGGCCTGTGTGAGTTGGCGCAGTTCGGGTTTTTCGCCGTTGCGGCCGGCGGGGATGCCGTTGATGACGCTGACGATGCTGCCCCATGTGTCGGGGCTTACCTGTCCTTTGTTGGCTCCGAGGAACCATATGCGTGGTGCCGCGTAGAATTCTGCGGTCGCTTCCATGCGCACGAGGGTGCGCAGTCCGAGGTCGGTGAGGGCCATGAGCGGGCGGGTGATGCGGCTGGAGCCGAGGGGGCGGTAGAGCTGCTGGTCGCTGACGATCGGCACGACGGTGGGGCGGTCGAAGCCGGTTTCGATGCGTTCGGCCTGCCATGTGCCGCTGTTGCGGCGGCACAGGTAGACCTTGCCTGGCAGCCATACGTCGAAGCGGGTGATGTAGCCGTCTTTGTCTTTGTCGCGGATGGTCATGGCTGCGCCGATCCTGTCGTTGCCCCAGTCCCATATGGCGCTGCTCCAGTCGGCGGCGCGGGGTGTGATCCGTATGTCGTCGTCGTCGCCGGAGATGGTCATGAAGCTGCATCCGTGCGTGTATGCGGACACGATGGCCTGCTGGATTTTCACGCCGAACGTGTTCGCCGCGACGAGGTCGTCCACCTGCGTCTGGAGGGTTTCGGGCGCGTCGATGCCTTCGAACACGGAAAGGTCGGCGAGCGCGCGGACGGCTTTGTTGGGCCAGCCGATCATTGGTTTGGCGAGGGCTTTCATGGCCGGCGGGATGCTGTAGGCGATGCCTTTGTAGTGGTAGTGGGCGAGGTAGTAGCTGGTGCGCAGGGTGTTGCGCGTGTAGTGGCGTCGCCATTGTTTGAGGAGTTCGTTGATGGTGGGTTGGTCGTCGGGGTCCACGCCGGTGATGGTGTTGGCGTAGGCGCTTTCGATGGCGAGCCAGCCGGCTTGTCCGCGCAGGATGGGGACGTCGTCGGTGTTCATGATTAGTACCATGCTTCCTGTTGTGCGGTGGGGTCTCTTCTGGTGGTCATGGCCCCGTGGAGGGCGAGGGTGACGGCGTTGAGCGGGCTGATGTCGGTGTCGTCGTCGGGTCGGTTCCATCCGAAGAGGCCGTTTTTGCCGATGGGGCGTGTGGTGGCTTTGGCGGCGGCTTGCCAGAGTGGTTGTTGGCCGTCTTCGGGCAGGTGGGTGAGGGTGCCGTCTCTGAGCATGTCCTGGAGGCGGCCGCAGGCGCGGCCCATGTCGGTGGCGGCGGTGACGGTGACGGTGATGCCGGCTTCGGCGAGGTCTGGCAGGAGCGCGGTGGCGGGGCTTTGCCCGTCGATGACGAGCGCGGCGGTTTGTTCCCAGACCTTGTCGATGAGGTTGACGGCCCACATGGTGCCGTCGTGGTTGGTGTCCCTGTATTCGGCGAGTTCGATGTGGGCGGTGCCGTCGTCGTAGCGCATGCATGCGCCGATGGTCAGGCGTGTGCGGGTGGGGTTCATGTCGATGCCGAAGCTCATGACGCCGCCTGGGCGGCGGGCGTCGATGGTGGCTTCCTCCCATTGGCGGCGGTCGATGGCGCGGCTGAGGGCGTGTTCGTCCCAGATGCCGAGGGCTTCGCGGCGGAAGTCGTCGCCGGTGAGGTTCTCCCACAGGTTGGCGATGGATTCGTCGCTGGTGTGGGCCGGGTAGCTGGGGTTGGCTTTCCTCCATTGGTCGCGGTCGAGTGGGTCGGCGTCGCGGTCGGCGGCGAATTCGACGTAGAGGGTGCTGTGGGTGCGGCCGGCGCGCGTTTTGTCCCTGAGGCGGGTGAACGCTTCGCCGTTGTCCCTTGGCCCGGGCGGGGTGCCCATGTAGATGGTCTGGGGGTTCCAGGCGCGGTTCTGGGTCGGCAGCATCGACGCCATCGCCGAGTCGGACAGGTGCTGGGCCTCGTCGATGACGAGCAGGGCGATCTTCTTGACGCCGCGCAATGCGCCGCGTTCTCGCGCGCGGAAGAAGATGCGCGACCCGTTGCGGAAGCGTATTTCCTCTTTGCCGGCGGCGAGGCTGATGCCGTGGTCGGGGTCCACGAGGCCGTTCATTTCGGGGCGCAAGACGATCGCGCACAGGCTTTCGAACGTGTCCTTGATGACGCTGAAGTGCTGGGCCGTCCATACGATGCGCATGCCGGGGGTTCGGGCGGCGCGGTGGATCGCGACCCAGCCGATGTCGTAGGTCTTGCCGGTCTGGCGCGGGATCGACAGCACGGCGTTGCGGGCGCTCCAGAAGCCGTCGGCGCTTTTCGCGAGGATAATCCGGTTGATCTGCCGCTGCCAGACGTCGAACCGGTCGCCAGCCGCCGCGGCGAGCCTGTTGAGGCTCGGCTCGCCGCTGGTGTACAAATCGTCGGGGATGATCTGGCAGGCCGCCCCGTCAATCCTCGTGCTCATCCAATCGTATGTCCTCCGTGTCCAGGGCCTGCATGGCCGGGTCGTGCCCGTTCGACGCCTTGTCGATCGCCTCGATCTCGGCGCTCATGTCCGCCAAACGTTTCGTCAGGCTGGCGAGGTCGCGTGAGCTTATCGACCCTTCGTCGAGCTTTTCGGCGATCAGGTTGCGCATCGCCACCAGGAGGCGGCGACGATCACCGGAAGCGGCGGCATTGCTGACCCTATGGGACTTCGACGCGCTCTTCGACCTGGTGGTTTTCGACGTTCTGGCGACCATGACGGCTCCTTGCCAAGTGTGGAAAAAAGTCCGGGGGAAAAACGGCCCTTTGCCCGTGGTGGCCGTGAGGTGGCCGGGCAGGGTCTACTCCCTACCCCCGAACCAGTCCGAGCAGCGGATCGGCCCGGCCGAGACCTGTGCGGCGCGCTGCGGCGCTTTGCCTTGCGTGATGAGGTGGGCGACGCGCTCGCGTGCCCATGCCAGACTGTGCGTGCCCTTGATGGCGTTGCACCATCGGTGCGCCGGCCCGCTGTTGTCGTGCGTCAGGGTGCCGCCTCGCGCCAAGGGTATCGTCTCGTCGATCACGAAGCTGTACGGGTCGGGCGAACGCAGCGTGTAGTCGATGGGCCGATAGCAGATGTAGCAGTCGGCTTGCATGTGCCGCCATCGCTGCTGCTCCAGCCTGCGCCTGTGCCCGTTGCGTTTGCGCGGGTTGCTCACCTGAGCCTCGGTTTCACGGTCCAATGGCTGACCTCGACGCCGGCCCTGAACACGATCTCGTCGGCGATCAACGGCACCCACACGATGCCCAGCTCGTCGCGCCCCACCTCCGGGTAGGGCTGCCGGTCGGCCAATGGGTAAGGGAAGATCAAGCCGTCCACGAGCACACGCCCCCTGCGGGCGTCCACTTCGATGCGCTTGGGACACAACGCCATGACACGCCTCCAATCGAACGCTTGTACGGATCGACAGACTGCGCTCGCCGGCGGGAAGAAGAGGAAAGAACCGGCGGCGAGGCGTCTGTCTGTGGTGGTTTCTCGGGTGCCGCATACGCTGGTTGTGCACGGTGCCGGCGGCGGCTGGCGGATGGTGCGGGATTCGAACCCGCGAAGCATGAGGCTATCATGCTTGCCCGCTTAGCAAGCGGGTGCCTTCGGCCGCTCGGCCAACCATCCAGCGGGAACAAAAAAGCCCCGCCGGCATGGGCAGGGCTTTCTCGATACTCCGATTACACGCGACAGCGTAACACGGAACCGGGTCAGGGGTCAAGCGTCGTCGTGGTCGCGTTCGTCCTTGGCCTGGGCGCACGCCAAGAGCTCCAGCACATTCCACTCCCAATAGGGGCCCTCGATGTGTCTTGTGCCGGGCATTTTGCCGCGTGCGCGCCAGTTCTTCAGGTCGTTGCCGCTCACGTTGACGCCGGTGTTGGCCCTGATCCAACGGGCGGCGTCGGATTGGGTGCGGGTGATGTGCATGAGGCCCGCGCTGCGCAGGTATTCGAGCCTGGTGCGCCGCAAGTCGAGCCATGCGCCGCAGGCGGGGCATATCGCATACCGTGCGTCTCGGGCGGCGTAGATGGGCGTGCGCACCGGCTCACCCTGCTCGTCGCGACCGTTGAGACAGTCGGGGCATACGCCGATGAGCCGCTTCTCCGCACTGTGCGACGTGGCCGCGTCCACCCGTTCCGCAAGACGCAGGGTGTCCGCGTACAGGCCGGAGGCGTCTTCGAGCCGGGCGAGGTCGCGCATACGGCGCAGCAGCAGGCGGATGAGGTCGGCCCATTGCATGATGGTGCGCGCCCGCTCGTATCGGTCATATCCGAGCGGCTTGATGCCGAGCCGGCCGCCCATGAGCTGCAAGTGCACCTCCACCGCGTTGAACAGGGCTTGGGCGGTCTCGTTGACCGGCGGGGCCGCATACGCCGTGTTGCCGTGTCGAGGAGAGCGCTCGCGGGTGGTGGCTTGTTTGTAGGCGATCTGCTGGAGGGCTGGCATGCCGGCCTTCAGGAGCCATGCGAGGCGTCGCGCCCAGTCTCGGGCGCATGCCTCGCAGATGGTGGTCTCGGCCGGTTTGCCGCAGATGACGCAGTTGTGTTCCATATCCCCCGCCCTTGTCGGTGCTAGACTTGCCTTTTGGACAATGCAATGCCTCTGCCGCAAGGTGGGGGCTTTTTATTTGCCTCGCCGCCGTTCCCGGCATGGCGGATTGGCCGGGGGCGGCTTGATTTCAACGATTTTTTAACTTTCCCGTCTATTGTCGCTGATGCCGGCGGGTTTTTCCGGCGCGTACCGTGGTTCGAGGAATTCGGGCTGTTTCGGCTGCGCGGGTGCCGGGTGGGCTTGCAGGATGATGGCCTTCACCTCGTCGATGGGGGACGCGCAGGGACTGCGCGGTCTCTTCCGGCGGCACGCCCTTGCCATGCCATTCCACGATGATTCTCCTGACGCCTTCGGTGACTTTCATCCCCTCGCCTCCTGCCGGTCGAGCCGTTCGCATGCGGAGTGCCTGGCGCACATCATGGCGACGCGGCGCATGCACTTGCGGATCGCGCCGTCGGCGGAGAGGGCGATGACGGTGAACCGGCCGAAGCATTCGGGGTGCGCCACCCTCGTGGTGGGCGTGGCGGTGCCGCGCATGATGATGACCGGCCCGATCTTCCAAGCGGTGACGTTAACGTCGATGTCGATGTCGTTCATTCTCGTTCCTTTCTCGGCCGGCTCGTCCGGCCGTACTGCTTGCCACCCCATATGCCCTGCAACGGGTAGCCGCTGATCCGGTTGTTATCGTCGGCAAAGGCGCGGCACTCGTCGATGACCGGGCATGACCGGCACACGGCGAGCGCCGCCGCCTGTTCGTATGGTTTGCCGCTGAACCAGAGTTCGGGGTCGTGGTCGCGGCATGCGGCTTGATGTCCCCAGTTCATGGGCTATCGGCCGCCGTTGTAGGTGAAGACGATGCCGAGGCGTTTCATGACAAGTCCCTTTGCAGTGCGTGTTGGCCGGCCGCGGTGATGGCGTAGCGGCCGTATCCGACGTCTTCCACGTATCCACGTGCTTCAAGGGACTGGTAGGTGCGCCGGTGATTGCCATCCGCAGGATAGGCGTCGCCGTGCCTGACAATCTGGAGCAGTGCGCTCTTTTGCGCGTAGGTGAGTCGCCGGACGCTCATTTCAACGCCTCCGTCCGCGCGGCAGTGATCGCCAACCACGCAAGCCGCCGATACTGCTCTTTCGCGTCAGGGTTCAACTTCGACCACAACGGCTCCACCTCCTCGAAGCCCATGCCCGACGTACCCGTATAGACGGCGAGCGCCGCCGCGTCGATCTCCCTATCGGTGATCTTGCGGCATACGCCGGCCCTGTACGCCTTGCGCGACGCGAGGCACTGGCCGAGACGGGTGATGCCGGTCGGGCGCTCGCCGTTGTCTGGGTAGGGGTAGCGTTCCTCGATCTCGTTGGTGATGATGCTGGTCATGCTTGGTCTTCTTTCGGGTCGGTGGGCTGGTATTCGAGCAGGTAGGGGCTGAGCTTGTCTCGGTGGTCTCGGCGTATGTGGACGGTGCCGATGGTCAGGCCGTTGAGCCGTTGGGCGCAGTCGGGGCATATGTCGATCTCGATGTCGTTGAGCTGGCCCATGGAGGTGCGGTTGGCCGAATACCCGGACAGGCTGAATCGCAGCGCTTCGCGTTTGCTGGTTTCCGTGCCGCATTGGTCGCAGTAGATGCGTGTGCTCATTGTTGGTTCCTTTCGTGTTCGATGAGGCGGTCGAGGCAGGCGAGGGCCGAATAGGGGAAGCCTTGCCGGAGTTTCGCCCATGTGTGCGCTTCGGCGTCGGGGATGGCGGGATCGTTGGCGAGGGTGTCGAGGATGGCGTGTTGTTGGCGTGTCCATGCGATCTTCTCGTCGTGGTCGATGACGTGGCAGAGGTACCATCGGGCTTTTTCGAGGTCTTCGACGGGTCGGCCCTTGCTGTGGTAGCGCCAGAGGTATTTGATGGCGTTGCCGAGGCAGAAGCTGGTGTCTGCGGTCAGTTCGATGCATTCCATGCCCGGGTGCGAGCGTGTGTAGTGGTTTGGTGAGTTGACGGGGTCGTTGGCCCATGTGGTGTGCATGCTTACCAGTCCTTTTCGAGTTCCCGGCAGTCGGGGCAGATGGATGACGTGCTGTCGGTGAGCGGTGCGCCGCAGATCGCGCAGATGGTCGGATCGTTGGCCGGTTCGGGTCGGTGGGTGGCCTTTCGGAGACGTCGGATGAGTTCGATGACGGGGTTGGGGCGGTCCGGGGTTGCTGTGTGGGCGTTCATTGCTTGTCCCTGAGTTCGATGTGTCCCCAGTCGCATGACGCTCCGCCGGAGTCGGAGAAGCATCGGACGGCCGCGCTGCCGTCGGGCAGTTCGTACCAGCGGACGTATCCGGGGTCGGGGTTGTTCACGGTGCCCTGGCCGTCGCCTTTGGGTGTTTCTCCGCATGCCGTGAGCGCGAGGATGGCGAGGATCGCCGTGAGGGTTGCGGGTATTCGTTTGCGGGGGTTCATGATTGGGTTCCTTGGTGTCCGGCTCGCATGATGTCGAGGTAGTTGGCGTAGTCGTTGCGGTCGCGGCGGATGCAGTCTTCGACCCTGTGGGTGCCCGTGTGGCCCTGGTAGGGGTCGTGGTCGAGGGCGAGGTCGCTGATCCGGTAGGTGCTCAAATCGAGTTTCCTGTGGTTGGTGAGTTCCCGCAGCCAGTCGGGGTGGAGGTAGGGGGCGAGTTGGCTGGTGAGCACGTCGATGTCGTAGTCCACGTTGGTGCCGGCGGGGTGGAGCTCGTATTGCGAGGATTCGTCGCGGATGAATTCGGCGAGGTTGCGGGCGACGTTCGCGTATCCGAATTCTTTGGGTTCGGTCTGCATGACGGTGTCCAGGAGCCCGTTGTCGAGGTGCATGCGCAGCACCTTGGGGTCGAGGTCGTAGAGGCTCACATGGTCGGGGTGGACGGGGCAGATGAACCGGTCGCCTTCCTCGGCGGCGTCGAGGCTGGTGACGATCATGCCGATTTCGAGGATTTTCGCTTCCGTGCGGCTGATGCCGGTGGTTTCCAGGTCGATCCACAGCAGCCTGTGCGGCTTGCGGGGTGGTGTCGGCGGGTCGAGGGTTTGGCCGCCTGCGGTGATGTCGTGTTGGGTGTTCATTCGTTGCTTTTCTTGATGTTGATGTGGGTGGGCATGTTTTCGGGTGGCGGGCAGGGGTGGCGTGTGCCGTCCGTGTGGAGTTGCTGCCAGCCGCCGGTGCGGTAGTAGACGGGGATGGTGGCGGGGTCTTTGCCCATGTGGACGAGGTAGCCGAGCCGGTAGGCGCGTGCGGGGTGGGCGTGGACCCATCCGTGGCATCCTGTGGTGCCGCTGCCGCAGAGTTGGAGCAGGTTTTCGGGTTGGTGGAGCCGGTCGAACGGGTGGCTTCGCGGTTCCCTGTGGTGGATGCTGTCGCCGCTCCAGTGGCTGCCGGTTTCCCGGTCGCAGATGGCGCATCGGTATCGGTCTCGCCGTTGTACGATGCGGCGGGTTTCGTCGGTGGGTTTGGTGCTCATCTTTGCGCCTTTCGTTGGCATTCGTTGATGATTTCCTCGGCTTTTTGCTCCGGGTCGATGCCGGTTTTTACGCAGGCCCAGAAGTCGGTTCGCATGCTGTCGGTGAAGGTGCCTACGGGCACGTGGTCTCGGATGTGGCTGGTGATCCACCGGTCGTCGATGACGGTGCCGTCGGGCAGTGCGTGCCGGTAGGGTTTCGGCTGGCTGGGCATGGTGTCCGTGTATGCGCCTTGGCGCAGCCATCGGCTCATGTTGGGCGCGTATTTGGGTTCGTCGATGGTTTTGGCGTAGGCGATGACGCTGCCGATGAGCTGTCTGGGGTCGGCCGGCGGCCGGCCGGCGACGCCTTGGATGGCGAGGTTCCACGCCTTCTCGGCTTCGGTTTTGCTGCCGGTGTGGCGCGGGTAGGCGTTCCATGCGGTCTCGAACGGGTCTTCGAGCATCCTGGCCTCGAGTTCGGCCATGGTGGTGCGCTCCGGCTCCGGTTCGGACACCGGCGTCGGCGTCGGCATGGAGGGGTTGGGGGAGGTTATATCGGTATGGGAATAGGTATAGGTAAGGGTGCTTCGTTTTTGCTTGCCGGTTTGCTTCGCGTTTGCTTCACCATTTGCTTCGTCCGGTTGAAGCATTTGCTTCGCGTTTGCTTCGCTGTCTGCTGAAGCATTTGCTTCGCGTTTGCTTCGTCTCGAACGGCCGGACGCCTTGCCCCCGGCACGGCCGGCGCGGGCGCGTTTCTCTTGCAATTCCTTGGTGGCCGCGTACTTGCAGAGCATGGTGCCGTCCGGGTTGGCGGCGACGATCTCGAACACGCCGGGCTCGGTTTCGCGCCACAGGCCGGCATCCACGAGCTGGCGGGCGAGCTTCGGGCTGCCGCCGAGCTTCCTGACGCGCTGCATGGTGATGGAGCCGTCGTAGTCGCCGTGGCGCAGTTGGCGGCCGACGTAGCTGCCGGCGAGAGTCCACAGGCCAATCGCGGCCAGGGGAAGCTCCTCGCATTGCGGGCTGTCGTAGATGCCGTCGTCGATCATGAACCAAGTCATGGTTGAACCTCTCTCAATGTGATGGGTTATTTGATCTCGCCGGTGTTCGGATCGACGGCCTCCCCACCGTCGGTCTCGTCCGCATCGTCGTCGGGATCGGGATAGTCGGGCGCGCTTTCCTCGAACGTGGCGAGGCCGTCGTGGAGGTTGTCGTACAGGACCGCGCGGCGTGCGTCCTTCGGATAGGTGAGCAGACGGTTGATGACCTCGGCGCAGTCGATGATGTGCTGCGCGAGCGCGTCCGTGTCGTACACGGCCTCGGTGTACGGGTCGATCTGGTGGAACTTGTCGAGGTAGGCGTCTTTGGTTTCGAGCTGCATCTTGTGGTTGACCGCGCGGCGGAAGTCCACGGCCGCCTGCTTGATCTTCGCGCACGAGCTGTTGAAGTCCAGCAGGCTCAGCGGGCTCATTTCGTCGGGTATGAGCGCGTCCTGGACAAGGTTCGAGTCTTTTTTCTTTGCCATGAGGGTGTCCTTTCTAGAATTCCGGGTCGCCGGTGTCGGCGGCGAACATGTCCGGCGTGTGGCCGCTGCCGCCGTTGGCCCACGGGTCGGACGCCGGCGGCGGTGTCGTCTGCTGCGGGGGCTGCGGGGGCTGGCCGTTCGGGTTGCCGTAGGTGCCGCCGCCCTGATAGCCGTTGTGGCCGCCCTGTTTCGTGACCTGCGCGGTCGCGTACCGCAGGCTGGGGCCGATCTCGTCCACGGTCATTTCGACCACGGTGCGGTTGGTGCCGTCCTGCGCCTGATACGAGCGTTGGGAGAGGCGGCCCTGGGCGATCACGCGCATGCCCTTCGAGCATGATTGGCTGATGTGCCGGGCGAGGTCGTTCCACGCCGAGCAGCGCAGGAACAACGCCGTGCCGTCCTCGTACTGCTGCGTCTGGCGGTTGTAGGTGCGGGGCGTGCTGGCGATCGTGAACGACGCGACCGGATCGCCGTTGGACAGGGTGCGCAGCTCGGGGTCGGCGGTGAGGTTGCCGATGATCGTGAGAATGGTTTCGCCGGCCACTAGTCCTCGTCCTCGATCCAGTCGCCGACGAACGTGGCGAGGGCGTGCGCCTCCTCGGCTGCGCGGGCCGCGCAGCCCCATGCCACGTCTTCGCGGCGGTTGTGGCAGTGCAGGGCGAGGTCGGAGAGCGCCGCATAGGCCATGTCGGCCACGTCGCGCATGTGCTCCAGCTCGGCCAGGGTCTCGTCGTCTCCCTCGTCTTCCCCGGCGATGTCGTCGGTGCAGCCGAGCAGCCGGCCGGCCAGCTCCTTCGCCAGACGCTCCTCAAGCGTGATCTCGTCGGTCATTTCTTGGTTCCTTTCCTTTGGTAATCGGGCTTGATCTTCCACATGCAGCGCGCGGACACCTGCCGTCGGCCGCGGTCAACGACCACGTCGCCGAAGCGGGGGAAGATCAGCGTGCGATCCCACTGCGGGTCGGCGTTGAGTTGGCGGATCGCGTCGATGAGCGAGTCCAGGAGCTCGCCGGCTCCCATGTGCCGCGCCTCGTCGCTCAGGGGCCACTCGAACAGGCTGCACCCCTCTTCCCTGTGGTCGTATTCGTCCGGTGGCGGCTGTGATGCCATGCGTGTTCCTTTCCTTGTGCGCGGAGTATGCGGGTTGCGGTCGCGCTGGACCCGGTCGGAACGGCCGCAGGAGTCGCGGCCTGCCGTGTCCATCGCTCCCCGCTTCGCACGGGCTTCGGCGTTGTCCTGTCAGTGGCGTGCGAGGGGGCGACGTTGACGCGATCGCAGTGGACGGCGGCCGAATCGAACGGCTTCCCGGTCTTTGCCCGCGCCCATCTGACGCGAATCTCGACCGGGGGCGAACCTGCCCGCCCTTGGCGCGCCGCCGGTGGGGAGAACCGGCGACGCGATCATTGAGAGAGGTGGTGTTAACGACTTGTTCCTTGTCGCCGCCCGCCGCATCGGAAGGAAGGTCGCAATGGCGGCGGGCAAGTCTTAGATGGTCAGCACGAGCGCGCAGAGAATGACGAGCCTGAGAAACTGGTACACAACCGCTCCCGGCTTGGCCTTCGTTTCGCGCAGCGCGCCGATGAGTATGAAGTGTTCGAGCAGCGCGTATCCGAGGATCACCCACTGCTGCCAGACGAGTGCATCGAAGTTCATTCCTCTCCTCCTGCTTCCTCGACGATGGTGACGAGCAGGATGGGCACGACGATGAACGCCCACCACGCAGCCAGACCGTTGCCGAGCGGATGAGCACAGGCGTCGTGCGTGAACAGCCACACAATGCAGACGATGAACGATATGACGGCCACGAGGCCGATCGTGTACGGGTAACGCTTGAACATCATGCCCTCCTTCGGGCTGGACGGATGTAGGCCCCTCCGCCGGTAGGCTTGAAGCTGCGACACAAACAGGCAAAACCAACGGAGGGAAGAATCAATGGATGTGATGGGACTTATAGGAACCGCGACGGGGGGTGGTGTCATTGGCGATACTCGTGGCTCAGGAGGCGAGGCATTTCGGCGACATGCCGGCCATCAGCTCGGCAAGCTCGAAATACCGCACGATTCTGGAGAACAACGGAAGCGCGGACGCCACGGACGTGCTGGTGATCCAGCGAGACATGAGCGAACCACGACCGGACTCGCCGCGCTGGAAGTTCCAAGCGATCCGCGCACACGACTCGGCACGGCTCGACGATGCCAGAACCGACGATGAAACATGGTTCGAGGTCACATACGATCACCCTCACCGTCGGAATCGGAAGATAATGACGTGGTGCCCGGCTCGGAACGACTCGAACCTCGCACGCGAGTTATTCGCACGGAGCGCACTTCCTTGGTGGCGGAGACTCCCAGCAGCGTGGCGAACACCACGCCTGCACGTCGGCCCTCAAGGTAGGCGGTCAGCAGTTGTCCGCTCAGACCCAGCATCATTAGCTCGACTGCGCAAACAAGTTGCCGGGAAGGCAGAAAAGGCGCGGCGATCATAAACACCGCGTTGACCGCGAGCTGGGCGATGCTCGTCCAACCGGGCGACACCCATGACACCGAATCACGATGGCCGCTCATGCTCCCACCACCGCTTCGGCGAACGCCTGCGCGGTCGCCGTGGTTGCTGTAGTGTGTGTCATGACTGCTTCTTTCAATGAGGGGGAATGCATGGGTGCGAGCGTGGATGTCGCCACTTGGGTTTCGGTGGGATGCGCCGCCGTGTCGGCGGTGTTCGCCGGGGTGACGGTGTGGTGGCCCTGGCATACGAGGCCGGCTCCCGACCTGCGCCATGAGAAGGACGAGTTTTCGGTGACGCGCGAGTCGATGGCGCATCTGTTGGTGACGTGCGGGTTGCAGCGGCCGCGTCTGCTGGTGCGCTGGCGCAACGACGGGGACGGAACCGCATACGCCGTCACCGTCAAAGCGGCGGACGGTTCATGCGCGGTTCGCATGGCCGTGCCGGACACGTCGAACCCGAGCGGGTTCGATTTCGTGGACAGCGTGGGGAAGATGGAGCCGGGCGAGAGTTTCGAGGCGATCATTCTGCCGACCTCCACGGAAGATGTCGACAAGCCCGTTGTCCTGCTGGACTGGAAAGAGTCACCAACCCGCCTGAGGATGGGTCACGGATCAGAACGAGTCGCGCTTCCGTATCGACTGCCAGGAAAGCGTCCGCTCCTGCGCCAAGAAAGAATACTGGCTCTTCACATGATCCAGACGACCGCTGCGGAATGGCTACCCCTACGAGCAATTCGCCTCGCAAATGCTTGGAATCGACCTTGAAGACCTCGACCCTTGGTCGGCTCCTGACTCGAAGAGCAAGACAGAGTCGCCGGACTCCGGGGAATGATCTCGACGCGGCCATCACGGTCGAAGAAGAACACGCTCATGCCGTCACCTCTTCCGGCTGGGTGTTGTCTGTGGGCCACGGGTCAAGGGTGCGACCCATGAGGTAGTCAACACTGGTGTTGAAGAAGTCGGCGAGCGCCTTGTAATCCTTTGCAGAGAAGGATCGGAGGCCGTTCATTTTGTTGGAGAAAACTTGTTCGCTCATACCGATGGCGAGCGCCACGTCTTTCTGAAGGCAATGACGCATCTCGATCAGTCCTGAGATGCGGGACGCTGGGTTATCACCTTCAAGCGTCACTAATCGTTTTTGATTGGCGTTCATGGTTGCTAACCATATCACGCACTAATCGATTTCGAGCACTCTCGGCGTGTCTTGATTTTGATTCGACATGCTGAGATTCTTGCGCTACTAATCACTTTTGCGTATCATTAAGGGCATGACGGTAACTATGACAGCCCCAAAGGTTGCAGCTAGCCCGCAGGACATAGCGATTTTGAACCTGAATATGCTGATGCAGCTTGAAGGGCGCTACAGAAAAGACCTCGCCGAATACATCGGCAGACGCCCACAGAATCTCTCCCGCATGATGTCAGGAGAGAGCAACTGGGCACTGAATGACATGTGGAAGGCGGCTGAGTTCGTGGGCGTCTCCCTTGACGTCCTGACTGATCCGACTCTCACGCCGGCCAAGGCGCTCAGCATCATCGGCGAGCGCCGTAACGATAACGATGGGAATGGAGGTTTGCCTGTCGTCAACGTTGACGACTTCCGCCTACGTGGCGGGGCATGGAAGGCCCCGGCTATGATTCTCGCGGCTTAGTTTTGAGCCGTTTGGGATCATAACCCAGAGGTCCATGGTTCAAATCCATGCCCCGCTACCAATAGCCCATTGGGCTCTAGGAATTTGGCCGGTGCGATTCTAAGGAATTGCCCGGCTTTTTCCATATCTGCAATCGTCCACGACGTTGTGCCGTGCATTTTTTGCGATACAAGGCCAGATGACACGCCAAGTGCTCGCGACAAATCCGATTGATTTTTCTTGCGCAGCGCCAAGGCGAGACGCATGTTTGTTGAAATCACCTCTTCCAGCGGGATTGCTTGCGTCCGCTGGTCTAAAGTTTGTGTAGTCATACTTAAAAGTATATCAATCTGTTAAGCAATACTTAGCTAAAATCATGAAAACAGTTGTTAGTCTGACTAAAGATGGTATATAGTTCTTAGCATGACTAAAAATCTTGAAGGCACGGCACGAAATGTAGACCTCCTACTGAGGTCTCACACAATTACTCGTACCGAATTGGCCAACTATCTTGGCTTCACGACTTCCGCCGTGTCGCAAAAACTTTCCGGCAACTGCTTCACGCTTCGCGACGTTTCTCGTATCGCCGACTTCTTCGATGTCTCCGTCGATTCATTGCTCGGCCGAGAGCCATTGGAGGTGGCGTGATGGCTGGCGTGGAACGTGTGTCTGTGCATGTGAGCCGTCTGGCGCATTGCCCTGATGTGTTCTTCGTCGAGTTCTCGCGTGCCGGTTCGGTGGGGAACCTCGTTGTTCCTCTGGATCGTTCCGAGGCCGAAGCGTTGCGCGACGAGCTTGGCGAAGCGCTGTCGGGCCGGATTACGGAGGCCCCGGATGTTAGTTGATGGTTTTAATGATCTCCACGGGTTCAGGGCATCCGTCCCAGACGATGGTGAATTTGATGGGGTAATGGGCTTTGCCGTCCCCGTCCTCCACGTGTCCGTCAAAGAATGTGGTGCCGCCTTGCTGTCGCTCCTCGCGCAGTTTCGGCAGTTCAATGTTGAAGAAATGAATGTCGGACAGCGCCCATGGTTTGCTGTCGGTTCTTCCGAAAGGGCTGTTCCATGTGTTCGTGTAGGTTCCCTCGACCGCTTCGGCGAACACGGAGATGTTGCGCGCGGAGCCTCCGATGTTGGTGAGGACGAAGCGCGCCCCGCTTTCGTCGATGTCGATTCTGAACTTGGGCGGCATAGGTGGCTTGTGAGTTGCCGGCGTTGTTGCTGGAAACATGGCGTCTATTTCGTCATTCGTGATTGGCGTCGCAGGCCCTTCCGCTGGTGTTTCCTTCCGGGACGCTTTGCTAACGAGGCCAATAAGTTTTTTGACGATGAACGCGCCCGCCCCGCCGATGATTGTCAATATTGCGCAAATCGCCATGACCCAGTTCGGGTCACCCATGTCGATGTTTTGAAACCAATTCGTAATTCCATTCATGACGTTCAATCTACAACCGGAGGTGTCTCGTGCCGTATCTGAAGCCTGAGTCCACCAGCGACACGTTTGACGTGTTTTGCAGGGTGACCGATGGTGGCAATCCTTATCGTTTCCATGTCCTCGCGGACATCCGTGGGCAGTTGTTGGACGTGGATGGGTTGTCGATGGGTGAGTTGGTGGCGGTCAATCGTGAGATTGCCAGGGCCATCAGGGAGGCGAAGCATGCGCGCCATCTGTAGGACCGTGCTACGTGGCCTGTGCGTCGTGGCTGTGTTGCCGTCGGTGCTGCTGGCGGTTGGTTTGTGCGCGTTCTGGCGGTGGCTGTGGGACGACGATGACGAGAGGAGTCGGTATGGGTACGGCTACTAGGGTCTGCGTGGATAATTACGAGGCCTATCCGGGTATCTTCCGTGTGTCGTTCGACTCCGGTGATGTTCGCGCGGCGGTGGTGCTGACCCGCCCGCAGTTGGAGCAGTTGCGCTCGTGCGTGACTGATTCGTTGGCTCGTGACGATGCGGTGCGGCGAAGACGCGGCGGCGATCTGTGACGGCTTGCGCCGTCGATAACCGAATATGCCCTTGACCACGCCGACCGTCGGTTGCGTGCGAGGCGGGATGAAGCACCCGGCCGCGCCTTGCCCAGCGCGTTACAAACACACCACGTGTGGCGTGGTGGTTGAAGCGTCCCTAGCGGGGAGGCGTGCGGGTTTACAGCTATGGGCGTGTGGCGTGTTCCCAGGGACGAAAGCGGCACCATCGGCTGGCCACGGCCAGCGCTGCGCGTCCAGACCTTCGTCGCGGCATTGCGCCGCTGACCACATGCGACGGCCTTGGCACCATGCCGAAATGCTTCACATGCGGGAACCCTTTGGAATTCATGAGGCCTTTTGGCTTCCTGTTTTCCGCTATAGGGTTCCCCGCTCTAACCTCCTTCCATCCGAAATACACAAGACGTTTCATCCACAAGACTTATCCACTCACCTACTCACAGATTGGGGACAACATCATGGGCTATGCAGTTCATTACATTTCTACCGAGGAACGCAAGCGCAGGAAGGTCAAGAAGAAGTATCGTCGTGAGCATGTGACCAGCAAGGCCATCCGTGCCAAGGACATGAAGAACGCGGTGAAATGGAATCTTCCGAAGCTGGAGTATGACACCACCGGCACGGACACCGTGGAGCGTTCCATCGTCATCAGGATTTTGAAGCTGGATCGCATCAGCCCGACGACCGACCCGGACGGCGACCATGCCATGCAGCAGTTGATTAGCGAGGGCATCGTGCTCAAGCCGAAGCGTGTGGGTGGCCGTCGTGTCTTCGACCGTGCCGACCTGCTCCAGTCGTTGAAGGCGTGGTGCCACTGATGGGCCGTCGTTTCCTGTATGCGCGTGAGCTGGCCGAGTTCCTGGGCAAGTCCGGTCAGACGCTCTACATGTGGCGCAAGCAGGGCCGTGGGCCGAAGTGGTACATGTTGGAGGGCCGCGTGGTGTATCTCGTGGACGATGTGAACAAGTGGATGGGGAAGAGGCAATGAAGCGCAAGAGGGTGCCGCCGAACATGGCCGCGCAAGTGCTGCTCACGTTCGGCTCCGATTGTTGGCTAGACATGCCGGGATGCACGCACAGGGGCACGGAGACCATGGACCACGTGAAGCCTTACAGTCTCTACGGCCCGACCGTTCCGAGCAATCTTCGGCCGGCGTGCAAGCACTGCAATTCGTTGCGCGCGGATCGTGTGGTGTCCGGCTTCGGCGCGCAGGTCACGGCCGTGATAGGCCCGCCATGCGTGGGCAAGACCGCGTATGTGCGCGACCACATGGCGCCGGGCGATATCGTGGTGGACCCGTCGAGGCTGGCGGTCGCGTGCGTGGACGGCGGCAGCGAGGCGCACGCGCTGGCCGATACGTTGTGGGGCAGCGCGTACCGGCGTGTGTCCCGCATGGTCACGGCCAGGCATGTGTGGCTGGTGCGTGCGCTGCCGACGTCCCGCAACAGTCCGAACATGCTGGCCGAGTGGATCGCGTTGAACTATGACGTGGTGGTCCTGGACGCCGACGACCAGCTGTTGCGCGGGCGCATGGCCGAGTGCCGGCGTGGCCGTGAAGACGTGGAGCTGCTGAAGCGATGGCGCCGGCTCGGCATCACGCAAGCGAAGGTGGACGGGATGCTGGAGACGCGGCGCACGCAGCTTTCGCGGCTTCGCCTGATCGACGGCCCGTCTTCGCCGCCGGCCGTGTCGGCGCGGCCGCGATGGTAGCCGGTTTTTTAAACGGCCATGGTCAAGGGACACCCCGCGCCCACCGATTTCGTATCCCCAACCCAAATAAAAAAAGCCGCGCCGGCAAGGGCGCGGCGCTCCACCAATCGGCGGAATGAAGCCAGTTCCAGACAGTAACACCGATAGGCTAGGAGCGCAAATCATGGACGACAACGACAAGCAGATGACACTTCCGGGCATGGAGGACAGCGACGAGCTGACCAACCCGCTGACCAGCTCGACCAAGGAGCTCGTCACCGAGCTGTTGCAGGACGCCGCGCAGCTGACGCCGCAACGGCGCGCCCTGTGTACGCTGCTGCTCACGTGCGCCCGCACCATCGACCGCCTGTGTCGCAAGGGCCGCGACATCTCCCGCATGGTCACGAGCTACAACGAGACCATCGACCGGTTGCAGCCGTCCGAAACGTCCGCGAAGGCCGGCGACCTCGCGCAGCTGCTCAAGGACATGGCGCAGTGAGGCCGGCACCGGCGCGCCACGCGACCCCGCGCGACCCTTCGCGTGAGACGGACGGCGGCAAGGTGGCGCGCATCTCCGCCGCGTTGGGTCAGCCGCTGATCCCATGGCAACGCCAGGTAGCGGACGTGGCCGGTGAGCTGGACCCGGAAACGGGCACGTACTACTACGACCGCGTTATTGTGTCCGTTCAACGCCAGGCGGGCAAGACGACGATAAGCAAGGCCGAGCAGGTGCGTAACGCGCTGCTTGGACCCGACCGTGAGGTGTGGTATCTCGCGCAGACCGGTAAGGATAGCAACGAACAGTTTCGCAAGCTGATTAAAAGCGTGGTGCGCTCCCCTCTGGCGGCGCTGATCGACGGGAACCCGCGCATGAGCAACGGCAGCATGGCGCTGCCGCTCGTCAACGGCAGCACGTTGCGGCCGGGCAGCATGACCGAAAGCAGCGGCCACGGTTTCCAGGGCGATTTCATCAACCTCGATGAGGTGTGGGCGTTGTCGGCGCTCCAGGCCAAGCAGATTCTGGATGGCTTTATCCCGACGACGACCACGCGCATGAGGGCCACGGGCGTCCGTCCGCAATTGTGGATCACAAGCACGGAGGGCACGGCCGAAAGCGAGTATTACAACGCGCTTCTGGACCGGTGCCGTGCCGGCGACATCCCGAAACGTTGGGCGTTCTTCGATTGGGGGCTTGACCCCGCGAAGGACAGCGAGGACCTGGACGCCGTAGCCAGCGCGCACCCGGGTTGCGGCTACCTGTTCGACCGTCGGCAGCTCAAGGACTTTCGCGACCAGTTCGCGGACGACCCGGCCGGCTGGCGGCGCGCGTTCTGCAATCTCCGTGACACGTCCAGCACCGAACGCGTCTACCCCGCCGCCTTGTGGACGGAGACCGAGACCGCGCCGCTCGACCTGTCGGCGCTCGACCTGGACACGCTCGCGTTCGGCGTCGCGGTCGGCATGGAATCGGAATCGACCGCGATAGCCGCCGCGTGCCGGCGCGATGGCGTCACCGTCGTGCAGATCGTGGACGTGCTGCCGGGCACCGCCGGCGCGGCCGAACGGCTGGCCGACCTGCAATCACGGTATGGCGGCGCGCCGATAGCCATAGACCGGCGCGGCCCGTCCGCGCCGTTGGCCGACCGGTTGCATGAGGTCGCGGCGGACGGCACGCCGGAATACCGGTTGTCGGATATCGGCAACACGGAGATAGTCGCGGCCGGCGTGCTCATGCTTGACCGGCTCATGCAACGCCAGGTGTTGCACGTGCCTGATCCGGCGCTGGACGACGCTGCCGCCGTCGCGGTGCGCCGGTGGGTCGCCGACAGTTGGGTGCTGTCGCGCCGCAACAGCGAACAGGCGATTAACGCGCTTGAGGCCGCGCAACTCGCGGTCACCGCTTCGCTTCACGCGCAGCCGGCCGCGCCGTTGCAGATTTTCGGTTAGACGTTCTATGACGTTTTTAGACGTTCTGCGATGTTCTTATACGCCGGTTTCGGCGTGGCGCGCCGGCGGGCGGTTGAATCGGCCGCATGAGCTTCATTTCCCGCATCTCCAACACCGCCGCCCTGTTGCTTCGCGCGGCGCAGACGACGGACGACGTGGAGGAAGCGGACGCGCCGACATTGCCGCCGCGATTGTCCACGTCGCATGACCCGCTGGCGTTGTCCACCGTATTTCGCGGCGTGCAGATCATCGAGACGGCGGTCAGCAAGCTGCCGCTGATCCAGTACGCGCCGGACGGCTCGCGCATGCGGCCGAGCACGCTCATCACCCGGCCCGACCTGAACCGTAGCCGCCGCGACCTGTTCGGCGACCTCGTTTCCGCTCTCGCGTTGAACGGTAACGCGTTCCTGCTCAAGGTCGAGGCGGCCGGCGTGCTCGTGGGAGTGCGCAGTCTGCCACCCCAGCTCGTGACCGTCACTGACCTGAACATGGACCCGGCTAACCCGCGCTTGCGCTACTCGTACCGTGGCGTGGACTACGGCGCCGACCGCATCGTGCATCTGAAGCTGTTGAACGTGGCCGGCCGTTTGCGCGGCATGGGCCCTATCAGCGCGGCCCGCGAGGAGATCGAGGGAGCGCAGGACACTCGCGCCTACGCATCGAACTGGTTGGACAACACGGCGCGGCCCGCCGGCATCCTGAAAAGCGACCAGATATTAAGCGACCAGGACGCGAGGACCGCTAGCGAACGGTGGGCGAAGGGCGGCGCCGGCGGCGTGCGCGTGCTCGGCAAGGGCCTGGACTACACGCCGTTGGCGTTGAGCCCCGAAGACCTGCAATTCATCGAGTCCCAGCAGTTCAACACCACGCAGATAGCCCGCCTGTTGGGCATCCCGGCGTCGTTGATGCTCGCGAAGGTGGAAGGCACTTCGCTGACCTACTCGAACATCGAGCAAGAGTGGCTCACGTTCGCGGAATACACTTTGTCGGCCTACGCTGACGAGATTTGCGAGGCCCTCACGTCGCTGCTGCCTGAGGGGCAATGGTGCATGCCCGACTGGGATTCGTTGCATCGTTCCGACACGAACACCCGTTACAGCGCCTACCAGACCGCCATATCCGCCGGATTCATGACGGTGGACGAGGCGCGCGCCCGTGAGGGATGGGCGCCGATCAACCAGACCACACCGCAGGAGGTCACATTATGAGCGAAGAGGTACGCACCATCACCGTGAAGGGCATCGAGCTACGCGAGGACCAGGGCGACGGTACCCGCATCGAGGGCATCGCCGTGCCGTTCGGCCAACGCATCGGATTGTGGCGCGGCGCGGCCGAGGAGTTCGCGCCGGATTGCGATTTCGGCGACACGACACGCACCAAGTTGAGCCGTGACCACGGCCGTCTCATCGGCAAGGTCACGAACGCGACGCGCGAGGCCGACGGATTGCACATCACCGCGTCAATCAGCGACACGGCCGAGGGTCGCGACGCCGTGCAGCTGATCCGCGACGGCGTGCTTGATTCGTTCAGCGTGGGCTTCATGCCCGTGACCACCGACAAGCGCACCGAGGGCGACACGAGCGTGTACGTGCGGCGCGCCGTGAAACTGCTTGAGGTCGCCGTCACCGGCATACCCGCGTACACGGGCGCGGCCATCACCGGCCAACGGGACCAGGAACACGTCAACCAGGAAACCGACACCAAGGAGGAAACAGTGGAAAACGAACAGCAGCCGGCGACGGAATCGCGTTTCGACCAGCTCGAAATGCAGATCCGTTCGCTCGCGGACACCATCGGCCGGCAGAAGCCGGACCCGCCGCACGTCATCGGTGGCCAATACCGTTCGGCCGGCGAGTTCGCGAAGGCGCTTGCGGCCGGCGACGACACCGCGTATGAGTTCATGCGCGAGGCCCGCGACCTGATTTCCAGCTCCGACACGAACAACACTAACGAGTGGGTCGCCGACCAGATCAAGCTCATCCAGTCGCGCCGTAGCGTCGCGAACCTGTTCCAGCATGCCGCGCTGCCGGCCACCGGCATGACGCTGGAATATCTCAAGCTCGGCTCTAACACGCTGAAGGTGGCCGAACAGACGGCCGAGGGCGAGGCCCTGACCACCGGCAAAATCACGCTCACGAGCGCGACCGCCGCCGTGAAGACCTATGGAGGTTACGCGCCGCTGTCGCGCCAGGTCATCGAACGCAGCAACACGCCCGCGCTCGATACCGCGCTCCGCGCGCTCACCATCGCTTACAGCAACGCGGTGGAGGCGGCGGCCCGCGCGCAGCTGACTGCCGCCATCACCGGCGCCGCAGCGAACAAGCTGGAGACGCCGGCGGCCGTGAGCGCGCTCACCGCCGACCAGTGGATTACCGTCATCATCAACGCGGCCGAGGCGGCGGACGGCCGAGGCGCGCAGCTCGGCACGCTCGCGGTCAGCAAGGACGTATTTGACAAGATGGCGAAGATCACGCGCAGCGGCGACGCGCTCATGGACGTTTCCGGCGAGGGCGTGGACAAGCTCGGCAGCCTGAGCCTTACCGGCATCACCGGCCGCATGCTGTCCGTCCCCGTGCAGATGGTGCCGGGTGCCGCCGCGAACACGGCCGCGTTCATCGACCCGACCGCGTTGCAGATGTGGGAGGCCGGCGGCCCGTTCCAGCTCCAGCAGGACGACACCACGAAACTGCTTTCCAATTACAGCGTGTACGGTTACGCGGCGTTCGCGACCGTGTTCACCGGCGGCGTCATGCCGTTGGGTCCGAAGGCCACCGCCTGAGTAGGCGCACATGGACCAGTTGCATGACAAGTTCCTGTCGATGATGAACGTCATCGGCAGCGACGACGAGACGCGCGCCGACGACTGTCTGGCGACGGCGCGCGCCTACCTGTCGACGAACCTGGGCGAGACGTGGGACACGGTGCCCGACCTGATCCAGTCCGATTGCGTGCTGTCGGTCGCCGCCGACCTGTTCAACCAGAAGGACGCGCGCAACGGCGTGATGAACGTGGACAGCGACGCCATCGAACCGTTCCGCGTCTCCGCCGACCCGTTGCGCGCCGCCTGGCCGAAGCTCCGCGCCGCCGGCGTGCTCGCGGGAATGGGGATTGCATGACAAACACCATCACCGGCAAGATCGACGCGCTCATGGAACAGGTGGCCGGCGCGTGCGGCGACCTCGTGGAACACGTCACCATCGACGAGACCGAGGTGAAGCCGCCACGCGGCAAGGTCTGCGTATGGGTCAAACCCCCCGAAGTGGCATGGCCCTACGCGGGCGCGGAAAACGAACTATCGGTGCGGCTCGTGTTCGTCGCCGGCAGTCCCTGGGCGCAGGCGTCCGCGCTGCCGCTGCTACTGGCCGCGATGGACCGGCTCGCGGCGTCCGCGCTGCCTGTCACATCGGCCGAGCCCGTCGGCTTCACGCGTGGAGACGCGACGCTCGCGGCCTACCAGATCACACTCAATGAAATCTAACGAAAGGAACAACCATCATGGCGGACAAAATCCGTACCCTGGGACCGGGAAGCCTGGTCATCGGCTCCTCAGACGACCAGTACAAGCTGGACGTCGATTGCACGAGCGTGGAACTGTCGCCGGACAATTCCAGCGAGGACCCCGACACGTACCTGGACGGCCACGAGGAGGGCGGCGCGCTCAGCACGTCGTGGAAGCTGTCGGGAAGCATCGGCGAGGACTTCAGCATGAACGGCGCGCAGGTGTATTGCCTGAACAATGCGGGCGAGACCAAGCCCGCGAAGTTCATCCCGAACACGTCCGGCGCGCTCCAGCTCGACATGACCGTGACCATAGCGCCAATCGCGTTCGGCGGTGACGTGAAGACGAAGAACAAGAAGGATTTCGAGTTCTCCGCCACCGGCGTGAAGGCCAGCGCGTACACGAAGCCGAGCGTCTGAACATGGCGGACAAGGCCCTGTACGTCGTCGGCCAGAAGCGTTTCGTTCAGACCATGCGCAAGGCCGGCGCGGATATGCAGGAGCTCAAGGAAGTCAACCGCAGGGCCGCCGACATCGCAAAACCCGAGGCGGTGGCCCGCGCGCCACGCGGCAAGACCGGCAGACTGGCCGGTTCCATCCGCGCCGGCGCCACGCAGAAGGCCGGTATCATCCGCGCCGGCCGCAAGACCGTGCCGTATGCGGGCCCGATCAATTACGGCTGGCCGGCGCGCAACATCAGACCGAGAACGTTCGTGAACGACGCCGTGGCATCGACAGAGAGCCAATGGGCGAAGGAATACGAAACGTTCGTGAAGAAGACCATGAACCAGATCAAGGGAGCCTAGATCATGCGAAGCACAGCGAAAGTCACGTACACCGACGGGCATGTGGACGAAGCGCCGTTGACGCCGCGCGTCATCACGTCGGCGGAGGAGCACGCGCAGAAGGAGGGATGGGCGCCGGGCGAGGCATCCAAGATTCGCCAGTCGTACTACATGGCGTATCTGGCGCAACGATACGCGGGCAACACCACCATGCCTTACGCGCAGTGGCTGGAAGAGGTGGACGACATCGACGTGGAGACGCCGACCGCTGAAAACCCTACCGTCTAGCCGAGTGGCCCGACGATTCGCTGGGCATGCTGTCGTTCCTGCTCGCGGCCCGTTTCGGCGGCACGCCGTGGGCATGGAGGCATGAGGCCAGCGAACTCGATTGGGGCACCGGCATGAGGTTATTGCAGGACGAGATAGAACACATGGAGGAGGTGGACCGTGGGTAAAAGCGCCATCATGAGCGTGCGGATCACTGGCAACAGCGACGACGCGGTGAAGGCATTGTCCAAGGTCACGGCCAAAGCCAGCGCGTTCGGCACGTTCATGGGCGGCGCGGCGCTCAAGGGCGTTTCCGCGTTGTGGGACACGCTCAAGGGCTTCACCAGCGCGGTCATGGACATGTCCGATTCCACGGACAAGTTCAAAAACACCATGAATTTCGCCGGCTTCGACACGAGCGCCGTGGAGGCCGCGACGAAGGCCACGCGCGAATACGCCGACAAAACCGTCTACGACCTGACCACCGTGCAGAACACCACGGCGCAGCTCGCGGCCAACGGCATCCAGGATTACGTCGGACTCACCGAAGCCGCCGGCAACCTGAACGCCGTGGCCGGCGGCAACGCCGAAACGTTCAAAAGCGTCGCCATGGTCATGACGCAGACCGCCGGCGCGGGGAAATTGACGACCGAGAACTGGAACCAGCTGACAGACGCCATACCGGGCGCGGCCGGCAAGCTCCAGGAAGCCATGCTGAACGCGGGCGCGTACACGGGCAATTTCCGCGAGGCCATGGAAAAAGGCGAGATCACGGCCGACGAGTTCAACAAGGCCATCATGGACCTGGGCATGACCGACGTCGCCAAGGAAGCGGCCACGAGCACGCAGACCATGGAAGGCGCGCTGGGCAATCTTGAGGCCGCAGTAACCGGCGGATTGACGGACGCTTTCAATCTGTTCAAACCGGCCGTGACCAGCGCCATGACCGTGGCCGCCGACAAGATCAGCGCGTTCAGCGGCAAGGCGACGACCGGATTGCAGGGCGTGATAAAGCTCGTGCGTGACGGTGATTTCAGCAGCGAATTGCGCGAAGCGTTCAACATCGATGAAGACAGTCCCGTCGTTGATTTCCTGCTCACCATCCGCGACAACGCGGTGAGCGCGTTCGATACGGCGAAGCAGAAGGCCGGCGAGTTCGTGGCCGCATTCCAGAACACCGGCCCGATGCAGGCCGCTGCGGACATCTTCGGCGCGGTGTGGGAGGCGTGCAAGAACCTCGCCGGCGCGGCCGGTGACGTCATCGGCCAGTTCACGCCGTTGGCGGATTCTATGGGCGGCGCGTCCGGCGCCGGCCAGGCGTTGGGTGACGCATTCAACGGCGCTGCCGATATCGTCGGCATGGTTTCGGACAAGCTCACGGCGTTCAGCGACTGGGTATCCGAGCATGCGGAACCCGTCGCGTCCGCGCTTGTGGGCATCGCGGCGGGTTTCGCCGCGTTCAAGGTCGCTTCGGCCATCAGCGCCGTCGTGTCCGCGTTGCAGGGATTCAGCATGGCGACCACGGCCGCTTCTGTGGCGCAGTGGGCCATGAACGCGGCCATGAACGCGAACCCCATCGTCATCGTCATCACCGCGATAGCCGCGCTGGTGGCGGCTCTCGTCTACTTCTTCACGCAGACCGAGACCGGCCGTCAGATATGGGCGTCGTTCACATCATGGCTGGGATCGTGCGTGGGCAACATCGTGGGATTCTTCCAGGCGTTGCCGGGCAAGATTGGCGGCTTCTTCCAGTCGGCAGCGCAGTTCGCGACCGACAAGTGGGATGCAGTCGTGGCGTGGTTCAAGGGCATTCCGGGACGTATCACCGGCGCGATAGGCAATGTGGGGCACCTGCTGTACAACGCCGGCGCATCGATCATCAGCGGTTTCCTTGACGGTCTGAAAAGCATGTGGGATTCCGTGACGGGCTGGATTTCCGGCATCGGCGACTGGATAACCGAGCACAAGGGACCGCCGGAATACGACGCCGTGATGCTCGTCAATAACGGCCGTCTCATCATGCAGGGCTTCGCCAAGGGCTTGCGCAGCGGTTTCGACACCGACGTGCGGCGCACCATCTCACGGATCAACGGCCGTATGGGAGGGCTCAGCCTGGACGCCGGCATGAACGGCGGCACGGTGGGCGGAACCGTGGTGAACGTCACGTTCAACGCTCCGGTGGACCGTGAGGGCGTGGCGCGCGAGATCAGGAAGATTCTCGGCGATTACGACAGGAAGCGGGGCAACTAGTGCAGCAGTGTTTCATGTTCCTGGACTGGGGCGACGGCTGGAAGTCCGTCAACGACCATGCCGAGGACGTGGCCGCGTTGGCCGGCTTCAGCATCCAGTGGGGCACCGATGACCTCGCCGAACAGCCCGAACCGTCGGTGATGTCGTTCACCTTGCGGGATCGTACCGGGTGGCTCACCGGCCGCGCGCTCACATTGGCCGGGGCCCGCGTGCTCGTGCAGATCAGCGAACAGCCCACGTGGGGCATGCTCCGAGACGATATGGGCCCATGGTCGGCGCAGCATATGCGAGTGGAAGCGATGCACCAGGCTTACACGCCCGGCCTGCCTTCCAGCACGTCCAGCACGGCAATCACCCTGTTCGACGGACTGGTGCAGAACGGCGGCGACGCGCGACCGCATGGCGACGGATGGCTGCTGGAATTGAGCGCCAGCGGTCGCATGATCCTGTGGAAGAGATTGCAGAAGCAGGGGCCAACGTCATCCGACGCCAGGTATGCGGGACTGCATTGGGTCGCCGGCATGAGCGGCCGTGTGGAAGAGCTCAACCGGCGCGCCGCCGACGCCGACGCTCCCCGGGTCTCCGTATCCGGTTTGACCTCCACCGATTCCATGGCGGCCTATAAGACCGACGATTATCCGTCCCAACTGGATTTACTGCATCGCACGTTCGCGCATGAGAGCATGTGGCCCATCTGGTACGAATACCCGGATCGTGCGGTGAGCCGTCTGGATTACATGCCGTTCGGCGTTCCCGTGACGCTCGGCGTCGATACCGTGGGACGGTTCACCGTGACCGACTGGACCGGAGAGACGCTGGACGGTTTGGACGCTGCCGAAATCATCATCGATGACGAACAGACGCTGACCATCCCGGAACCCGTCACGCAGTTCGTCATCCAGGGCAAGACCGCGAAGGCAAGCGACGGCGTGCTTGAGTTCGACCAGCACGACACCGAGCTATCCGACCTCGGCACGCTGCCGGCCAACCTGAAAACCACCCAGTCAAGCGTCACCGTTGAAGCCGACGTGGTTTCAGCGGACGAAAGCGGCGGAGTGTGGACCCGCGCAGGCGGCACCGTATGGACGCCTGGCGACGATGAACGCGCGGCGTTCTCCCGTCTGCTCGTCACGGTTGACCGGCGATTGCGGCCGGAGACCATCGTGTTCGACAGCCGCAGGCTCGACCCAGCAACGCACGCGCGCCTGTATCTCACCGCCAGAAGCGGCCCGCTGGTCATCCAGGGAGCCACGTCGTCACGGCTCGCCGGCGACGACGGAAACCCGGCGGCATCCGGCGCGTGGGCAAGCATCGGCGGCACGCTCACCTACCAGTGGAGGAGCGGCCGGCCACTGCTCCGCAACGAGGTGACGTTATGGCCGCTGCCAGTCGCCGCAGCTGCCGCGACCACCTGGGCAAGCATGGGCGCATGGCCCGCCACGTGGAGTCAATGCGCACTCACCCTCGCCGAACTATCCCTCGTCGACACCTATCAGCAACCAACCACCATCACGGAGGAACCATGAAAACCACACCTATCTATGGCCTGCCCTACATCGAGGCCGGCGACCTCGTGTCAAGCGCGCCCGCCCAGTTCAAGACCATGGCCGAGGGCTTCGAGAACGCACTCAACGAGGTGGACAGCCGCAACACCCCGGCCGGCGTGAAACCCGCCATAGCCACCACCTTGGAAACATTGGCCAGCATCACCGGCGTTACGGGACAGGCCGGCTACGTGACCGCCGACCCCGCCGAAGGCAACAACGGACCGTACTGCTGGACCGGCAGCGCGTGGGCGCGCATCGCGACGATCTCCGACGTGTCCGACATACTCGCCGAAGATTCCTCAACTGTCATGCTTATTAACAGTACCTACGGCACCATCAAGGGATACAGGCGCGGCAAGCTCGCCACACTGCGAATCGACTGGAAAAGTTCGGTCAGCGGCTCGTGGACCAAAGGCAACTTCGGAAAGCTCCCCGAAGGATGGTGGCCGTTGTTCGACCTCAATTTCAGCTTCGGCGGCCGCGACGGAGCCAACCAGAAAACCATCAACGTCCGTGCCGACGGCACCATGGACTACACCAACAATGGTGGCACCCAAGGTACTGACTCTTTCGGCTGCTCGCTGAGCTACGCGATCGCATGACCGAATCGATAATCAGCGCACTCATCGGCACGGGAGGCGTGGCCGTAGGCGCGTGCGTCCAGTTCGTGGCCACATGGGCGAAGACACGCAGCGACAAGGACACCGACGCCAGCCGCCTGCTCATCGAGGCGCAACGCCAACTCGACCAAAGCGCCCGAGACCGACAGCTCCTGTGGTTGTGGAACAGGGAACTTGTGGACGCGATATGGCGGCGCACGCCTCCACCGCCACCGAGCGCGCCCGACGGGCTCTTCCAGGACAACGACGACGGAAAGGAATAAGCATGCGATGAGCATCACATGGATAGGCAGCCCCAACCACTACGCGGGGCGAAGGGGATACCGCGTCACACGCATCACCCTTCACATCATGGCCGGCTGGCTCGCCGGCACCGACAACATCTTCCAGCGTGCCTCATACCAGGCATCAAGCACCTACGGCATCGGCGGCAACGGGGAGACCCACCAGTACGTCGCCGAGACGGATGCCGCATGGGCGGACGGCAGCTACACAAGCAACTGCCAGACCATCAGCATCGAGCACCAGGGCGGACTCGACTTCATCCCATGCACCCAGGCATGCCTCGACGCCAGCGCCCGCCTATGCGCGGACATCGCCCGCCGGTACGGGTTCGGCAAGCTGGAACGCGGCAGGAACATATTCCTGCACCGGGACGTGCCTCCATACGCGCACCCGGCCTGCCCGGACCTGTGCCCGAACGGGCTCAACTGGCGGTACATCATCAACAAAGCAAACCAAATCAACGGATACGGAGACATCGACATGGCAACAGCAGCCGAAATATGGGGATACAACTACAACAAGAGCGCGTTGGGCGGCAACATGTACAACGCCATCAACTACGAACTGCCCGGCCGTATCAGCGACGTGAAGAAAGCCGTCACTGCCCTGCAGGCAACCGTCGCGGCCCAGCAGCGGCAGATCGACAAGCTCACCACGGCGCTCGGCAGCAACCCCGAGGACATCGCCGACAGGACCGCCAAGGCCGTCAGCGACAAAATCGACAAACTCGTCATCACCATGACCGCACAGGAGAAGGACACCGCCAAATGAGCGCCGACATGCAACAGCCCACCAGCGAGCAGATGCTCGCCGCCGAGAACAACACCATCACCACGGACACGAACACACCAGGCGTGGCCGACCACAAAGCCGCCGCGCAGATCGACGCAAGCAAGGGATACACCCCCGTGTTCAGCGAGACCATCCGAACGGTGATCTACGTCGTCGGCCTCGCCGCCGTACTCGCGGGTGGAGGCGTCGCCCTCGCGGGCCACGCCGACATCGGCGAATACATCATCTTCGCGGGCGGCGTGCTCACCGGCGGTTTCGGCGTCGCCTACAACCCTCTACGCATGGCCGGCAAATAATCTAGCCGGCCAACGTCACCGCGTCCAGGCCGACGCGCAGCCGGCTATCCGGCATCGCCACGTAGATTTGCGTGGTCTCCACGCTGCTATGTCCCAGCAGCTTCGAGACCAGCAGCAGATCGTGCGTGGTCTCGTACATGCGCGTGGCGTACCGGTGGCGCAGCGAGTGCGGCCCCCAACCGTCCGGCAGCAGCCGTGTGAGGTGGCGGGACACATACGATTTTTCGACGTGTCCCCGCCACCGGCCGGGGAACAGCCAACCGGGCGCGGCCGTTATCCGCTTCGCCAGGTCTTCGCTTATGGGCACTATGCGCTGTTTGTCGCCCTTGCCCCGCACTATCAGCGACGGGCCGGCGTCGCCTTCCAGCACGTCGCGCGAGTGGACGGCCGCGATTTCGGACAGTCTCAACCCGGCTTCGGCACCAAGGCGCAGCATGAGCCGTTCCACATCGTTCGCGGCGCACATGGCGGCGTATATGTGCGCGTCGGGGCACGGGCGGGGATGCGGCCGCGTCTTGCGCACCTTCGGCAGCGCGACCGCCGGATCGTCCGCGCGCCGGCCCGTGGCATGCAGCCACCGGAAAAAACCGACGAGCGTATTCCGATAGCCCTTGCGCGTCTCCGCCTTCCAGGACTGCGAGGCCGTCCAATGCACTAGATCCTCTGACGTCACGTCATAGGGCGATTTATCCAGGCACCGCGCCGCGTGCCCTATCTTGCACCGCCGCGTGTTGATCGTGTCCTGACTGAGACCCGCCGCCGTGAGCGATTCGAGCCATAGGGTGATTTCGTCCCGCCACTGAGCAGGGGGCAGCTTTTTGTGCATACTCACGGCCGGCAT